ATCGCTAAAACCATCGCCTTCGAGACGATGAAGGATATGGACCCGAAAGCCGAACCGCTGACTGACGAACAGTGGCGTGATAGCTCCCCGGAGGAGGCTGACTTTCTTCGCGGCATAGCCCGCGCCATCCTCCCCATCATCCACGCCCGCGAAGCCGCAGCCCATGCGGATGGTTTCCAGTCTGGCTTCGTGCAAGGCCGCCTAAAGGAGCAATACAGTGCCGAATGAACCAAGCAACGCCGCGAAGGTTAAAGTGTGGGAACTTACCAAACTCTATGCTGGCGGGAGACGCGTTATTGGCGATCCCTATGTCGCAACATACATCACGGAAGTTGACCGCGCCTTCGCCCTCTATATCGACGAGGTGTCCATTAAGGCGCGCCAAGTGGAAACCTATCTCGACGCGGTGTTTTGCCATACCATGCATAAGTCGGAGCGGGAACTTGTCCGCTCCCTCATGCTTCCCGTTCCCCCGGACCCGCTGGAGGATGTTGCTAAGGCGGCAGGGATCGGGCGTGGCGCTTTGAGTGATCTTCGCGCTGAACTCGACAAGCGTGGGTTGGTCATTGCGAAGAAGGAACGCGGCGATGGATGACGCGGAGCTAATCCACCAGTTGCGCAACCCGCACGGCCATAGCCAGATTGTCATGCGCCTTGCCGCTGCCGACCGCATCGAAGCCCTAACCGCCCAGCTAGCTGCGGCAAAGTGCAAGGAGGCGCTGAAACCACTAGCTTTGCCGAAACCACCGGGTTACGGTGCGGCGCAGGACACGAACACGGAACACCAAATATGGCGCAAACTCTCAACCACGCGATCACTCTGGCCGGCGGCGACGGGCCCTTCGCCCGCGAACTCGGCGTAACCCGGCAGATCGTCGGCCGCTGGCGCAAGCGTGGCTGGGTCCCCCCGGCCCGGGCATTGGAGATTGAGCAGAAGTACGGCGTGGACCGGATGAGCCTGGTCAAGCCCTCTCTGCGTCAGTTGCTCGGAAGCGCCTCGTGACGAGGCCGTCCGCTGCGTCGTTTAACGACTTGTTGGGCGGCGTGATCGCCAAGGCAGGCGGCACAACGGCGCTCGCCGGCGCGCTTGGGCGCACACGGCAGTGCGTCTATCACTGGCGCAAGCTTGGCTACGTGCCGTTCAGCGTGGCGCTGCGGATCGAGAAGCTATACGGGGTCCCGCACCGCTTGCTCATAAGCGATTCCATCCGCACGCTGTTTGACGAAACTGCACACGCCGCAGTCGTGTAACGCAGTCCGGTGGGGGAAGACGACGCCATGAATCCAGACGCCAAAGTCAGCCGTATATCGCCCGCGCTCCTGGCTCTTACCGCCCCGGCTCCATTGCGCGACATCCCGGCGTGGCTGACGTGGCGCTACGAGAGTTTCGAGGATGAACCCAAGCCCCGCAAGGTGCCGTATTACGCCGACGGCGCCCGACGTTCCGGGCGGCAAGGTTCTCCCGAGGACCGGGCTCGGCTGACGACTTTCGCGTTGGCCTGCGAACAGGCCGCCAAGCGCGGCATGTCCGGTGTCGGGTTCGCACCCTTGCAAGGCCTGGGCGTTGTCGCGCTCGATTTCGACAACTGTGTCGAGGACGGGATCGTCGACGCCGGCGTCGAGGCCGTGATCGCAGGCACGTACTGCGAGTATTCGCCTTCGGGCCGTGGTGTCCGTGCGTTTTTCTCCGGCAGCATCGGCAACCGCAAAGCCGCTACGACGCCGAACGACTATGGACTGGAGACATTCAGCACCTCTGGCTTCGTCACTGTCACCGGTCATTTGCTGCCGCATGTCGACGTGCTGGGCCTTGAGGACGCGCTGGCGCCGGTCAACGCCGCGCTGGTCGACTTGTGCGAGAGGCGCTTCAAGGCTGCTGCGCCGGCGCTCACGGACGACTTCACGGCAGGGTACGAGCCAAAGCTCGGGTTGACCCTCGACGAGATCGAGGATTTGGTAGACCAGCTTGACCCCGACATCGGCCGCGACGAGTGGATAAGGGTCGGCATGGCGCTGCATCACGAGTTGGAAGGCGACGGCGAGGGCTTCGCGATATGGGACGCCTGGTCAAGCGGGGGTGCCAAGTATCCTGGCGAACACTCGCTGCAGACGCAGTGGGACAGCTTCACCCGCCGCGTGGGCCCAGGGCAGCGGCAGGTCACCATGGCCTCGGTCAAGAAGATGGTGGCGGATAGCCAGCGTGTCGCGCAGGCCGATAAGCTCCGCGAGGCGCACGACACTGCGGTATCGTCGTTCGACGGGAAGTTCCCGGCGGTGCCGCTGTCGGCGATGGTCGGGCAGCCGCTGCCACGCTGGCTGATCAAGGGCGTCCTGCCGCAGACCGAGGACCCTATTATCCTGTTCGGCGCCAGCGGTGCGGGCAAGTCTTTCGTGGCGATCGACATGGCTTGCGCCATCGCGCGCGGCACAGCCTGGCGCGACAGGCGGGTGGCCAAGGGCAAGGTGCTCTATCTCGCCGCCGAAGGCGGCGCGGGCATCGCCAAGCGGTTCCGGGCATACTGCCTGCACCACAAGATCGACATGGCCGATTTGCAGATCGACGTCATCACCGCGTGCCCCAACATTCTGGAATCGGATGACGTGAAGGAGATCGTCAAGTCGATGGGGGCCTTTGGGCCTTACACCGCGGTGTTCATCGACACGCTGGCCCAGGTGACACCCGGCGCCAACGAGAACTCCGGCGAGGACATGGGCCGCGTGCTGGCCAACATCAAGGCGGTGCAGCAAGTCACGCACGCGACGGTGGTCGCCATCCACCACGCCGGCAAGGACCTGTCCAAGGGGTCGCGCGGCTGGTCTGGGTTGAAGGCCGGTGTCGAGGCCCAGATCGAGGTGGTGCGCGACGAGGCCAGCGGCGGCCGGCACATCCGCATCGAGAAGATGAAGGACGGCGAGGACGGCTTGCGCTTCGGCTTCAAGCTGGAGGTCCACGCGCTCGCGATGGACGAGGACGGCGACGAGGTGACGTCGTGCGCCGTGGTCGAGGACGAGTTGCGCAAGCCCGAGACCCGAGAGCCCCGGGCGACCGAACGCCGACGCGGAAGGTTCCAGACGCACGTGCTCGACATGGTGTCCCTGCTCGACTCGGCGCTCGCGACGATGCCGCTTTCCGAACTTGTAAAATTTTGCGCGGACGCGCTGCCTAAACCCGACGTCGGTATCCGCGACACGCGCAGGCAAGACATACATCGGGCTATTCAAGGACTTGGCAAGGAGAAGGATGGCCCGCTGCAAGTCCGGGACAATCTTGTAATTTTTTACAGCTAGGCCTTGCAAATTAAATTTTACAGTTGTAGTGATTCGCCAACGACGGATTTAGACAGGAAGGATTTTATGCGATGAGCACAGACCCGCGCGACCGCGATTACTACCGAGGTATGAGCGAACGCGAAATTTTGCGGATCGCACGCGACCGAGGGCTGGACGCCGAGATGGCGATCGCCCTGGCCGAATGTATCGACCCCGAACACCGTTACGCGTTCAACCACTCCACCAAGAAGGACCCCACGACATGAGCTACAAGATCGAAATCTCCGCCGCCACCCTGGTGGAACTGGGCGGAAAGCTGCTGGCGATGGGCCAGCAATTGACCGTCGCGCACAATCCGGTGATGCCCGAGGTCACGGAAGCCGACAAGCGGCTCTCCGCTGCCATTATCAACGCAGGCGGCAACGAAAACGAAGCTGCGCCGGCCCGCACGCGCAAGCCGAGGACGGAGCCCGCTGCCGTACAGCCGGAACCTCCGGTCGCCGAAGCGCCCGCAGAGCCGGGACCACAGGCCGCCAAAGAACAAGCCCCCGCGGAGGCGGAACCCCCGGTTGCCGAAGCGCCCGTCGCGGTCGACCTCGACTACCAGCGCGACGTCGTCCCGCTGGTGCTGGAGACGGTCAAGGTCGCCGGGCTGCCGGTGGTCAAGGACATCCTCGGCGAGTTCGGCGTCGAGAAGGCATCGCAGATCGACGCGGCGCTGTGGCCTGAACTGGTCGCCATCCTCAAGGCGGAGTTGGCCAAGTCGTGACCGACCAGCACGCCAACCTGTCGCCGTCTGGCGCGCACCGCTGGATGACTTGTGCAGGCTCGCCGGTGCTTGGGGCCCTTGTCCCCGACACCGGCAGCGTCTACGCCGACGAGGGAACCAGCGCGCACATGCTGGCGTCGTGGTGTCTCGACGGCACTCTCGACGCCGCCGACTTCGTTGGTGAGGCCATCCGCATCGGCGAGCGCTCGTTCGCTGTTACCGACGAGTTCGCGGGCCACGTCCAGACCTACGTCGACCTCGTGCGCGGACTCGCCAAGGACGCCGAACTGCTGGTCGAGCGGCGCGTGCCCATCGGCCATATCACTGGCGAGCCCGGCGCTGGGGGCACCAGCGACGCCATTATCGTCGACAGCGGCAAGGGCGTTCTTACCGTCGTCGATCTCAAGTTCGGGCGCGGTGTCGAAGTCTCGGCGACCAGCAATGAGCAGATGATGCTTTACGCCTTGGGCGCGCTGGAAGAATACAGCGTGCTGGGCGACTTCGAGACCGTCGTCATGGTGATCTCGCAGCCTCGCGTGACGAGTACTCCGTCGATGTGGGCGATCCCCGCGGCGGACTTGCTGCGGTTCGCCGAAGTCGTCGCGGCCGCTGCGGACACCTCTCGCGCTGCCGAGAAAGCTTACGCCGACCCCGGCGTCGATCAGGGCGCATGGGCGGAGGCGTATCTCAACCCCGGCGAGAAGCAGTGCCGCTTCTGCAACGCCAAGGCTTCGTGCCCTGCGTTGCGCGCGAGCGTCGCCGAGATCGCGGGGGGATCGTCCGCGCCCGCCAGCGTCGAGGACTTCGCCGCTTTCGTGCCGATGACCGTGGACGCGGGAACCGGCCCCAACTATCTCTCGGTAGCCATGGCCAAGGTTGGTCTGGTCGAAGACTGGTGCAAGGCTGTTCGCGCCGAAGTCGAACGCGTTCTTGTGTCGGGTGGCTCCGTTGACGGCTTCAAGCTGGTCGAGGGACGCCGGGGCAACCGCGCCTGGTCCAATGAGGCCGAGGCCGAAGCGCTGCTCAAGAGCTTCCGGCTCAAGAAGGACGAGATGTACAACCTCAAGCTCATCAGCCCGACGCAGGCCGAGAAGGTGCTCAAGGACAAGCCCCGTCAGTGGGGCAAGGCCGAAGCCATTCTCAAGCGCGCCGACGGCAAGCCATCCGTTGCCCCGGCAACCGATCCGCGTCCGGCGGTTTCCGTGACAGCCACCGCTGAGGATTTCAGCAACTTTGTCAATGCAGAATAAGGAATACCAACATGCCTACCATGATGCTCAAGAACGTCCGTATCCGCTTTCCCGCCATCGCGGAGCCCAAAGCCATCGGCGATGGCGAACCGGCTTACGGCGGCAAATTCGTCATCGCCGATGGCGACATGGCCGACCAGATCGACGCGGCCATGCTCGAGGCCGCCACGCAAAAGTGGGAGAAGGACGCCAAGGGCGTCCTCGACATCCTGCGCGACAACAAGAAGGTCTGCTTCGAGCGCAAGCCCTACCGCAGCACCAAGACTGGCGAGGTCTACCACGGCTTTGAGAACGCCTTCACGCTGGGCAGCCGCACGGCTGACTCGAAGCCCGCGCCGACCGTGTTCGACGAATACGGCAAGCCGGTCCAGGCCAAGCAGGACATCGAACGGCTGATTTACGACGGGTGCTACGTCAACGCCAAGGTCGAGTTCTGGGCGCAGGACAACAACTGGGGCCGCAGGCTGAACTGCTCGCTGCTCGGTGTGATGTTCGCGGGCCACGGCGAGAGCTTCGGCGGTGGCTCAGGCCCGGCTGCGGCCGACGACTTCGTCGGCATGGCCAAGGCCCCGGTCGACGCGGACGACGTGCTGTGACCAAGCGCGGGGAAGTCGGCGGCAACAGCACCGACGATCGGCTGCGCTTGCTGATCGAGCGCATCGAGCGGCTGGCCGAGGAGAAGCAGGGCATCGCGGACGACATCAAGGATGTCTATTCCGAAGCCAAGGCTGTCGGGTATGACGCAAAAATCATGCGCGAGATCGTCAAACTGCGCAAGATGAACCCCGATGACCGCAAGGAGCGCCAGGCGCTCCTGGATACCTACGCCATGTCGCTTGGGTTGGACCTGGTGTGATCTGGCGGGGGCTGGCTGCCTCGAAGCTGCCGGTCCCCGCTCTTTCTCCTGGTGAGGCGCGCGTCGTTGACGGTCATCCCCACCATCGCTGGCGGCGCGCGCCTCTCCAGGACAAAGAGTATACCGACATGACAACCAACCCCGCGCCGGACCGCCGGAGCATCATCTTCGCCATGATCGAGAACGCTGCCGAGCGCGGCGAGCCTTGCCCTACCAACGCAGTGCTGGCCACAGCCATCGGGGCGAGCAGCATGTCGGGGCCGGTCAAGTTTGTGAACCAGTTGATCGAGGACGGCGCGATCCGGGTCGAGCGGTCGCAGAGAGCGCGGGTGGTGACCATCGTCGCCACCGGCAAGACCACGGCACTTCCGCAAGACAAGCACCTCGTCAAGCAGCACCGGAGCGCCGCCGTGCGCCGCGACCAGCTTGCCGAACTGGTAGCTGAAGGCGCTTTGCTCAAGGACGCCGCGCGCGTCATGGGCTTGTCCGAGGCGCGGGTGTGGCAGGTGTGGAAGCAGATCAAGCAAGGCTTGGGGTGGCTGGGATGACCACGCTCTGGCTCGACACCGAGACGTTCAGCACCGTGCCCATTACGCACGGGACGCACCGGTACGCCGAAGCCGCCGAAATGCTGCTGATCTCCCGGGCGATCGACGACGGGCCAGTGCGTGTGGCCGACGTCTCGGGCCCGGGGGCGTGGGGGACGTTCCAGCACATTCTGCAAGCCGAGATCGACACCGCCGATACCGTCGTTGTCCATAACAGCCATTTCGATCGCACGGTGCTGCGGCATTGTGGCGTCACGATCCCACCAGAGAAGATCGACGACACTATGGTCGGTGCGCTGCGGCAAGCCCTGCCAGCGTCCCTCGGGCAGTTGTGCGACGTGCTCGGCGTCCCCCAGGACAAGGCTAAAGACAAGGCCGGCAAGAAGCTGATACAACTGTTCACGAAGCCGCTGGGGAAGAACCGCAAACTACGGAGGGCGACACGTGACACACACCCCGCGGAATGGGCCGAGTTCATCGAATACGCCCGCCTCGACGTGGACGCGATGCGAGACGTACATCGGCGCCTTCCGCGGTGGAACAATAGCCACAGTGAGCGGCACCTTTGGCTCCTCGACCAAGTCGTTAACGACCGTGGTGCCCGAATTGATCTCGCCCTCGCGGAATCTGCTCTCCGAGCTTTTCGACGAACTTCGGGACATCTCGCCGATGCTGCCACCGTACTGACGGATGGCGCTGTCGGGTCCACCACGCAGCGCCAGCGGACCCTTGATTATCTGCGCGACAACCACGGCGTGGACACGTTGGACTTGCAAAAAAAGACTGTGGATAAGTTGCTAGAGGGCGAATTAGACCCAGAAGCTCGCGCAATCCTTGAGAACCGGCAGCAGGCGTCAGCTACGTCCCCGGCCAAATACAAGGTCCTGCTGAACGCTACGTCGAGCGATGGCCGGCTGCGCGGGATGCTGCAATACGGCGGGGCCTCGCGAACCTTGCGCGACGCCGGACGGCTGTTCCAGCCGCAGAATCTGCCACGTCCGACAATGGCCAGGGCCGCGATAGACAATGCCATCGAAGCCATGAAAGCGGACTGCGAGTATCTGCTTTTCGATAACGTGACCGAAATCTGCTCCAACGCCGTGCGTGGCTGCTTGGTGGCCAGCGAAGGACACAAGCTGCTCGTGTCCGACCTGTCCAACATCGAGGGCCGTGTGCTGGCGTGGCTGGCCGGCGAGGAATGGAAGCTGGAGGCGTTCAAGCGCTACGATCGCGGCGAGGGGCCAGACCTCTACAAAGTCACTGCCGGGCGCATCCTCGGCAAGGCGCCCGAAGACGTCACCAAGGACGAGCGGCAGAACCAAGGTAAGGTCCCCGAGCTCGCTGGAGGTTTCGGCGGCGCGGTTGGCGCGTACCGCAAGATGGGCGGCGCGGTGTTCGATGCGATGACCGACGACGAGATCGTCGCCATCGTGCGAGCGTGGCGCGCGCAGCACCCCGCGACGGTCCGGTACTGGTACGAGGTCGAACGCGCCTTCCGTGCGGCGATCCGCAACCCCGGCGAGAGCTTCGTTGCCGGAATGTTGGTGTTCGATTGCCGTGACGTCGAGTCTTCCGGGATGCGCTGGCTGCGCATGAAGCTGCCAAGCGGCCGGTTCGTCTGCTACCCGGCCCCGCTGATCGACGACAACCTCGGGACGATCACATACGCCGGGATCAACCAGTACACCCGCAAGTGGGAGCGGCTGGAGACTTACTACGGCCGCATTATCGAGAATGCTGTCCAGGCAATCGCCCGCGACGTGTTCATGGCCGGCTTCGCCAAGACAGAGGCTGCTGGGTATCCGGTCGTGCTGCGGGTCCATGACGAGCTTGTGTGCGAGGTGCCTGACACGCCGGAGTTCCACGTGGAACACCTGTCGGCGATGATGGCGAGCAATCCGTCCTGGGCTGTCGGGCTGCCTTTGGCCGCCGCCGGGTTCGAGACTTATCGTTACGGAAAGGAATAGATTATGGGACCTGATCGCCCTGTGGAGCACGCGCAAGGATGCTTGCTGGCCTTCGGGCTGGCGCTCCTGCTGTGGGCCTTGATATTCGGCGTGATCTTCGCGGTGCTCTATGGGTAAGCCCGAGGCCCGGATCGAGGACTATTTGCGCAAGCAGGTGAAGGCCCACGGCGGCCAGATCAGGAAGCTGCGCTGGATTGGTCGGCGCGGAGCCGCCGACAACCTGATATGGTGGAAGTTTCCGAACGTGGCGCTGGTCGAATGCAAAGCGCCCGGCGAGGACATCGACTGGCGCTCGTCGCAGGGCCGCGAGTTCCGCCGCATGGTGGAGGACGAGTGGCCTGTGTTCGTGGTCAATAGCCGGGAAGCGGTGGACGCGGTGGTGCGCGGAGTGATGGGCAACGTGGTGCTGCTGTGAGTCGCCCTTTCACCCCCCATCCCTATCAGCACGACATCGTCGACTGGATCGCCAGCCACCAACGCTGCGGTGTGTTCGCCGGCATGGGCACCGGCAAGACCGTCAGCACGCTCACCGCGCTCGAGGCACTGAACTGCGTTGCGGACCCGTACCCGGCGCTGGTGCTCGCCCCCTTGCGCGTAGCGCGGTCGACATGGCCCGACGAACTGCCGAAGTGGGACCACACCGCGCACCTCGGCCTCGTCCCGATCACCGGCGGCTACAGCAACCGGGTCAAGGCCGCGCGGCAGCACGCAGACCTGTTCAGCGTGAACTACGACAACCTCGACTGGCTCGTGAACTTCTACGGCGACAACTGGCCCTTCAAGACCGTGGTCGCCGACGAGTTGACCCGGTTGAAGTCGTTCCGCATTCGCCAGGGCGGCAAGCGCTCTGGCGCGCTAGGCAAGGTCGCCTTCTCCAAAGTCGAAAGGTTCATCGGTCTTACCGGCACGCCGACGCCCAACGGTCTCAAGGACCTGTGGGGCCAGATGTGGTTCATCGACCAGGGCGCGCGCCTTGGGCGCACCTATTCCGCTTTCGAGCAGCGTTGGTTCCGCAAGGGATGGGACGGGTTTAGCCTGCAGCCAATGGCGCACGCGCAAGCCGAGATACAGGCCCTCATCAGCGACGTCTGCCTCACTGTCAGCGGTCTGCCTGTCGATGAGCCGATCGAGAACATCGTCTATGTCGATCTGCCGCTCGGCGTCCGCAAGATGTACAACGAGATGGAGCGGGACTTCTTCGCCACCATTGAGCGCGAGGGCGCCGACGAGATCGAGGTGGAAGCCTCTAATGCCGCGGTCAAGGCCGGGAAGCTCCTGCAACTGGCCAACGGCGCGATCTACCACGGTGACAGCCGGGAGTGGGAGGAAGTCCACCGGGAGAAGTTGTTCGCGCTCGACAGCGTGGTAGCGGAGGCGGGTGGTGGTAACGTCCTCGTGTCCTACCAGTTCAAACACGACGTCCCTCGCGTGCAGAAGCACTTTCCAAAGGCCGTGCTGTTGGGCGACGATCCGGCCACGCTGCGCAAATGGAACGCCGGCGAGTTGCCGATGCTGCTGGCACACCCCGCCTCCGCCGGGCATGGTCTCAACATGCAGGACGGCGGCAACATCCTCGCCGACTTCGGCGTGGGTTGGAACCTTGAGAACGATATGCAGATCATCGAACGCATCGGGCCGCAACGCCAGAAGCAAGCCGGTTACGACCGCCCGGTGTTCCGGCACAGGATCGTCGCGCGCGACACGATCGAGGACGTCGTGCTGGATCGGCTGCAGTCCAAGCGCACTTTGCAGGAAGTTTTGTTGGAAGCTTTGAAGAAAAGGAAAGCATGATGGCCGGGACGTACAACTGGGTCAACGGGGGTGCGGAGAGCCCACGTCACGACGATCGTCTTACGAGCGCCGTTGGCGCCACAACCATTCCAGACCACGCAGACGCCGCCGCGCAAATGTTAGAGGAAGCCGCAGCACAACTCCGGCGCGGGGTACCCCCGGAAGGCTTGGGGCCCCAAGTCGCGCTTATCGGCCGCATGATGGCGCGGCGAACGTAACGTAGACGACCCCGGGCTTTTGCGTTAGAACCGCCGCAGGATTTGATGCTGAAAGAGCGCCCCGTATGCGGTTCCAGATTACGCTGAACATGCCGTCCTATGGGGGCAGCGCGGTCCACCAGGTCATTTGCGAGCACCCTGTCGCCTCGCTCGCCGCTTTCGCCGAGGAGATCAACGGAGTTGATTTCGTGGTGTTGGACGAGTTATACAAGGACGGTGCTACCGGCGGTCTGCACGTAGAGCACCAGATCGTCATCAACACGGCTCTCATTGGCAAGGTCAAAATCTACCAGGAGAAGCGCAGATGAAACGAAAGCGCTGTGAGCATGGCAAGCCGACAGGCGATATCTGCGACGCCTGCGCAGATGAGTTCGCGGCCGAGTGGCGCTTGCGCCACGTCGAGACTTTTCCCACGCCACCCCCGTTTCTTCGCCGGATCGGCGCTGTAGTGGCCAGAGCCGCGGGGAGCTTCCGATGAGCCTTTCCGACAAAGCCGCGTTCTACACAGCGCTGCGCCAGACACTGTTTGGCCCCAAGATCGAGCAGAACGAGGTGGACGGCAGCGAGGCGATCCTCGCGGCGATGGAGGGCACACCCTTGTCGCACTGCGCCTACGCACTGGCCACCGCCTACCACGAGACCGCGCGGACCATGATGCCGGTGCGAGAAGCGTACTGGCTCAGCGAGGACTGGCGGCGCACGCATCTGCGGTATTATCCCTGGTACGGGCGCGGGTTCGTGCAGCTAACCTGGGACATCAATTACCGGAAGGCCGACGACGAGGCGAGTGCCGCCGGGATCATCGCGCCCGGGGCCTTGATGCAAAATGCCGACATGGCCATGTGCCCGGACATCGCGGCGTTTGTCATGCGCCGCGGCATGGTGGAAGGGTGGTTCACCAAGCACACGCTGCAACGGCACCTCCCGGTCCGTTTGGGCACCGTCGCGCAGTTCGAGCAGGCGCGCCGGATCATCAACGGCATGGACAAGGCGCACAGCATCGCGCTCTACGCCGAGCAGTTTCAGGACGCGTTGGTGGCAGGGGGGTGGCAATGAACATTTTCAACATGCTCAAGGGTGTGACCGGCGAGTTCGAGATCAACCGCGTCGTCGGCGCGATCGGCTCGCTGGCGTACGTGATCGGGGCCAACGGGTTCGAGGCGTACGAGGTGTTCGTAATGCGCCACGCCTTCGACATCACAGCCTATTGCCTCGCTTTCCCCGCAGGGCTGGGCGTCGCTGTCGGCTCGATCGCCGGCGCCGTGGCGCTCAAGGACCGCAACGTCGCGACGGCGCGCGTGACCAGCGCTGCGGCCGATACCGCGGACGCAGCCAACGTGGCGTCCACCTGATGCCTCCTATCGGCGCCATACTGGCCTCGCGTTGGACTTGGGCGGCTGCCGCGCTGCTGGCTTTCGGGCTCTGGCTGTTCTTTCACGATCGCGGCGTGATCGCCGAGCACGAGCAAAAGATCGAAGCGCAAGTGGCCGCCACCTCATCGGCCGCCGCGGAGAACGCCCGCGCCGCTGTCGATCAATCCCGAAACGAAGTGGAAAAGAGCAATGACGATGCCCGCAAAGCTGCTGCTGGCGGCAGCGATCCCCTCAAGTCTGGCCTTGACAGCCTGCGGGGAACACCTGCGTCTAAGCCCGCTCCCCGCTGATCTGACGCAGTGCTCCGCCGAGCCCGAAGCTCCCGCGCTGCCGGGGCAGGACTGGTCCAGTGTGGACACAGCGCGCGCGGCGCAGTTCATCCGGGACACCATGACGCTTGATTACATCCTGGCGCTGCGCAGCGCCGGCGGCGACTGCCGTGCCAAGGTGAAAGGTGCGAAGGCGTGGAACGATTCCGTGGGGGCGCACCGGTAGCTACTTGGTGAAGTGCTCCAACAACCAGCCGCACGCCAATGTCAGCGCGCTCCACACCAATCCCGCCACGACAACAATCGCACCGTCTCGGCCATTGCGTGTGGCGTCTCCGATCTCAAGGTTGTCCATGCGGGTGGAGAGGGACTTGAACCCGTCCTCGACGGCTTTGCGAAGCTCCTCGATATGCCCCAACAACGACACCTCCACCCGCTGGATGTTGTCTTTCGCGGAGGCGAGTTCCCCTTCGGCCCGGCCCAAAGCCCTGTTCAAGTCTGCATGATCCGGCATAGACATCTGTGCAGCACCCAGGCGCTAGAGGGGCAGACGAACCGACACGAAGGCCCCCGCCTGTCCCGGGCGAGAACCGTCGCTTACGACCGCTTGGGCCATATCGTATCGGTCGGGCAACTGTGTGTAAATAGGAGAGGAATCTGGAAGCAGCAGCGCCATCGCGTGCGCGCCGTGGCTGCGCAAAAAAGCACGCCACTGGCCCAGCCGGCCGGTATCGTACGTGAACGCCCGGGAGCCGTTGGCGTCGGGTTGAACGAGCCCGATGCACGGCGAGAACAATCCATCGCGCAGCAGTCCGACGCCGCCGGACACGTTCACGCCGTCGAGCACTTCCTTGAACCCGAAGCCGCCGTCGAGCGTTAAAATTCGCTCGCAATGCGCGCGTACGAAGTCGTGCTTGGCGCCGGCTGTCATGCCGTCTTCCGGCCAGACATACGAACCCGCATCCATAGCCGGAAGCGACGCCGAAAAAAGCGTGTCGAAGTCGATTTCGGCAAGCGATTGGATGGTGGAGAAAACGCTCATGCGATCTTCACCGTATACGTCCCCGCTGTCGGGAATGGGTTGGACGGCTCGCTCCAGGTCCAGGTGGATACCCCGCCTCCTGCCGAAAAACCCGCAGAAGCTGTCGCGTAGCCAGTAGCGCCGATCGTCAGCGTCGTGAAAGCGCTCTGGGCTACAATGGCGTTGATGGTGAACACCAGCACGTTGACGGTGTACCAGTAGCACTCGCTGATCGTCGCGCCGCCGAGTTTGGCCGACGTCGTCGGCGAGATAGAGCCGAAAGACGACGCCGTTGAGTATCCATAGTACGAGAAGAACTTGTCGGCGAACGTGCCTTGCGTGAGCGTGTGCGATTCAGCAGCAGACGTACCGTGGAACACGTTGACGTCGATGGGCCCGCTGCTCGGCACCGGACCGTTCGTGCCGGTAGTGCCGGACGGCACGTAGGCGCCGCCGGCGTAGTATTCGCTCAGGCTGATCGGGTTGGACCCGCCGAACTCGGTCTGGATGTCGGCCAGTGTGATGGCTCCGCTTGACGGCAAGGTCACGCCGCGCGGCTTTCGAGTTCGGCGACGCGGGTTGTCAGTTCGCGGATCGCCTCGAAGGCCAGCGCGCAGAGCTTGGCGTAGTCAACCGCCAGCGTCCCGTCCTTGCGGGCCCGGACCGCGAGCGGGAAGGCGGCCTGTACGTCCTGCGCAACGACGCCGAAGTCCGACTTGCGGATGAAGTACCCGTCCTCCCCACCCTTGGCGGCAATGTAGGCGTCCGTCCAGTCGAACAACTTGCCGCCGATCGAGAAGACCACGGCCAGCGCGCCCTCGATAGGGCGCACGTTCTCCTTGAACTGGGCGTCCGAGGAATAATAGGCCGTAATGTTGTTGGTCGCCCTTATCTCGCCGGCCGTGCCAGAGGCCGCCGTGCCGACGCCCAGCGAACTCACCTGGTAGTTATTGCCCGTGTTGAGCGCGTTGGCCGTCGTCGCGGTGGTAGCCGTCGTCGCGGTGGTAGCCGTCGTCGCGGTGGTAGCCGTTGCCGCCGTCCCGCTGATGCTGATCGCCCACGTGCCCGAGGCACCGGCGCCGGCGGCGCTTGGCGCGCCGATGGTGTTGTACGAGATGGTCTTGCTGCTGCTGCCGTTGAAAGCCGCGCCGGAAGCGTCTCCGCTGCCGCCGTTGTTGAACGTGACCGAGTTCGACAGAGTTCCGGCCGGGATAGTAATGTCCGCGGTACCGTTGAACCCGACGCCGTTGATCGTGCGCGTGGTCTGCAGCGCGGTGGCTGTGGCGACGTTGCCCGACGGGATCACATAGTCGACGCCCGCAGTGGCGCCGGTGATGGCGCTCGTGCCGTTGCCCTTGAGCAGCCCGGTGCCGAGCGTGACGTTACCTGTGCCTCCGTTGGCGACACCGAGATACCCGGTGACCATCGGCACTGCGCCGCCCAACTGGACGGGCGCCCAGGTCGGCGCGACGCCGACGCCAGCGCCTACCAGCACGTTGCCGACCGAAGCGCTTGCGAGGCGCCCCAGTGTCGAGGTGCTGGTAGCATAGACGATGTCCCCGGCGACGAACGTGCTGAGGCCTGTGCCGCCGTGCGGGGCGTTCAGGATGCCGTCGACAGTGACCGTGCCAAGCGTGGCGGTGCTGGGCGTGAGGCCAGTCGACCCGAAGCTGATCGACGTCACGGCCGGGCCCCCACCGCCAGACACCGTCGCCCAACTCAGCACCCCGGCGCCGTTGGTCGAGAGAACCTGTCCGGTGGTGCCATCCGCGGACGGGAGCGTGTAGGTGTACGTCGTGGTTACGGCGGCCGACTGCAGCGTAGTGATGCCGGATGTCGCACCGGCGAGCTTGACCGCCAGGGTGGTGAGGCTGAACCCGTCGGTAGTCAGCGCGGCTGATCCTGCGAGCACACCGCCGTTGTTGAACTGGACCTGCCCGGACGACCCACCGGCGTAGAACGGCGTCGTATGCGCCGTCGACACGTTGGTGCCGTCGCACACCACCATCGTGCGGTAACCGGCCGGAAGGGTGATAGAGGTGCCCCCGCCAATGGACTCAATGATGATCGCGTAAGACGAGCCCGAGTTGTTGTACATCGAGCCGATCCAGCCGACGCCGGACGGGAACCGGTAGTGCAGTGTGCCCGCCGGGGAACCCGCGAACACGATATTGGGCGGCCGGTACTGCGTCGCCGACAGCGTGATCGTGCCGGAGACCCCGGTGGTGTTGATCGTTGTCAGACCGCCAAACGCAGTGTCGATGATATCCCAGTCCGTATTGACCGGCGCGGCCCACGTGTTGACGTAGTCGCCGCTTGCGGGCTTCTCGATGCTCTTGTTGGTCGTGAAGGAACTTGACATCGGCGGCTATCCTAGATGGCCCGCTGGGCGGCGTGTAGAGCGGAAGCTATAGCATTATCGTGCAGCTTTAGCAGCGGCTCCGTGGCCTTCTCCTGTGAAAGCCTCGCGCTTTGCGCGCGCCCCATCAGCGCCGACACCAACGGCTCGATGGTGTTGTCTACCTTTCCGCCGGATGCGCGGCCGACACGCTCGACATCAGGCACGGCGTAGTCGTTGTCGAGTACGCTGGTGCCGCCTGCGGTTCCGAAAACCGGGGCCTCCTCGCGTTTGGCCCGGGGCAACGCCTGCGCCGGCACGGCGTAGTCGTTGTCGAGCACGCTGGCGCCGGACGCAGGCGCGCCGCCGGGAACCGCGGTGGGGAGCGCGGGAGCCTCGGACGGATGTGGAACGTCGTAGTCGTTGCCGAACACGCCGTCCTCGGGCGGCGCGGCAGGGACGGGGTAGTCGTTCTCGAACACGCTGGTGTTGGCCGGCGGCGCGCCGGAGTCATCCGGCGGCGCGGGAGGATGACGAAGCGAGGCGTAGACCGCGCCCTTGCCAGCGTCCGTCATGCGATTGGCGAGGATGTTTTTCCACGACACCGCCGGATCGCCAGCGCCCATCAGGTCGAGCGCTACTCGCGGATTTCGCGCGGCTTCGTTGAGCAGCGTCATCGCCTCTTGCTGCGTGCCTCCAAACACAGCGCGCCCGACCAGGCGGTCGAGCGCGCCGCCTTTGCGGCTCAGCGCGCCCCCGACGACGCCCGCGGCGGTGCCCAGACCCGGGACACCGGTGAATGCACCGATGGCGCTGTCCACAAGCATCCCCGGGATCGAGCCCGCAGCGGCGTCGGCCAGCGGCCCGGCGGCTTTTCCGTAGACAAGCGACATGAGCGAGCCCTGCGTGAGCTTGTCCAGCGTGTCCGTCGACTTCGGCGCGCCAGAACCAATCGTGCGCCAGTAGTCCGCGGTGTTGTGCAACTGGTCGACGAAAGGGTGGTGCTCGGGACTCGTGGCCGCTTTCAGATCGTCCATGTTGTCCGTCATGTAGCGGTGCAATTTGTCCGGGCTGCCTTTGTCGAACATGCCGTGGAAATCGTCCACCACCTTCTGCAGCCGGTTGGCCTCGTCGTTGGCCAGCGCCGTCTCCAGCACAGCTTGCGACCGGTTGCGCAAAGCCGGCACTTCGCCCGCGATCGCCGAAAACTTGGGATCGTTGATGGTGGCCGCCAGCTTGGACGCGGGGACCTCGTAGTTCGCGCCGTTTCCGGTCAGTTTGCCGAGTTGCCAGTCCGTGATCGACTGGTCGATGCCTTGGGTGTTGATGCCCTCGACGCCGCGCAACTGCCGGATGTTGTTGACCGCGTTTGTGCCGCCCGACAGCACGCGGTCCATCGCGGCTTCGGGCGCAACTATGGGCGCTCCGTTGATGTCCGTGGCCGTCAGGTCGCGGGTGATCCCGGAGCCGAAGCTCTGCTTGTAAAGACGCGAAGCGTCCACCGCGTTCCGCCACGCTTCGGCAGCCCCCTCGCTACCGAAATTGTAATTGTCTGCGTCTTCAAGATGCTTCCCGAGCAAATCCGCAAAACCGCGCAAGTTTCGGCCTTCGGTGTCCTTGCCCATGGCGTAGGCCCGGTTCGCGTCCTCTCCGACGATCCGGCGGAAATCCTGCAACTGCCCGACGGGCATCGGCGGCGCTGCCAGTTGCAGCTCCGGGTTCTCGACGCCGTAGTTGTCGGTGAGATCGCGCAGGACCGCACGGACCTCGCTCGGAAAACGCTTGGCGTTGGGGATCGACAGTTCCCCGACGTACCTGTTCAGGTCCGCCAAGATGGGCGTTCCGTTCAGCGTCGCGCCCTGGTCGAGTTCGTTCCACGCCTGCAACTCGCGGTTCTTGAGCGCGCGCTCTGTTTGCGTCAAGGTGCGGTGCAGTTGCCGGGAAGCCTCGGTCTGGACGTTCTCCACGTTGCTCGGCAGCGCGAACGCTCGCTCCATATCGGGTTTGCGGATGCTGTCGCCCACGAGCGCCGGGATAACCGGCGCAGCGCCTTCCGCCTCGATAGGCTGCCCCGAGCGCAGGATCGCTGCAGAATTACCCCGTTGGTTCGCGGCCGCGCCGGCGTTGCTGGTGGGGACCATGTGGCTGGAGTTGTCGACCGCGCGCTCCAACGCGTACGCTTCCGGTGTCCCGACAACTTGCGCGGTGGTGGGCTCGACGCCCGCCATGATTGGGCGCGGGTTGGACACGTGCTCCGACAACGCGACGCGCGCTTGCGCCGGGTCTGTGTATCCTTCCCGAAGGACTTGCCCGGCGAGTTGTGTCGGCAGTTCCGGGTTGCGCATGTTGCGCAGCGCCGACACGGTGCCGCCACCGAGGCCCCCCAGTGTAGCCGCGCCGAGCTCCAGAGCAGGTTTGTAGGGGTTGTTGGGGTCTACCACCTCGTGCGTGGTGCCGAGCGCTGCCCCGGACGCTACGGCGCCCGTCAGATTGGACCCGAGGTTCTTTGCGAACGACCCAGGGCCCATCACCGCCGCGCCCGGCAGCGTTTGCACGATGGTGTCCGCCACCCGCCCCGGCGCCGTCTGCGGCCGGTACATCTCGACTGGGTGGCCCGTAGCAGCACCGGACGCGAGTCGCAGCGCGCTGTTGACGGCGTTGTTCAACTGCGCGCTAGTCGGGTTGAAGGTGCGCTGCATGTACGAGTCAGCAGGGAACAAACTGCCCAACATGCTCGTCGGCGTGACGAACAGCGGGACCCTCGGGACACGTCGATTAGCCAGGTTTGTCGCTACTTCCCGGTCCGCGAGTTGTGTGGCGCTGTCCCACGTCGGCGCGGCCCCGGTTACGTATTTTTTCGCAGCGACGCCTTTGCGGCCGAGGTACGTGCCGACCAACTCCGTGAGATTTTGAACGTCCCCGCCCATGCCGCCCACGAGATTGATCCCCCGCATCAGCGACGACGGGATGGTCTTGAGCACATCCGACCAGGCCGATTGCGGCTCACGTCCTTCCGATGGCAGCCGCCGGTCTGGCGAGCGCGCCGGGCGCTCATACCAGGTGCCTTGGGCGCCGCCGGTCTGTTGCCGGGTTTCGCTCGGAAGGCGACGATTTGCGTCGTTGGGCATGGCGGCTCCTTAACGCCCGAGGAAGTAGCGCGAGACCCCGTGGCCATACACCCGATCAAAACTGGGCGCTAGTGACGGGTCCTTCCGCAACGCCGCCGCGTCGGCCCGGTCCACCGTGTTCATAATGGCCCGGACGGCGTACATCTCCGGCGGGTTGCGAGCCGAGAACTTCTGTTCCGCGCCGGCGATGTTGTTGGTGTGCTGCCAGTACGAGGTGTAGTAGGCAGCCCGATCGGCCTCGTACCGCGCGGCCTCGCGCATCGCGGAGACCAGCCGGCGGAAGCCTATGGGGGTGTTATTGACCCCCGGGTTGGTGGAAATCGCCGTCTGCACGATCGACGCCGCGTTGCGGTTGGCGCCCATCGCGTGCGCCATGTTGAAACCCAGCACGTTGGTGAACTTCTCCATGGTGTCGTAGGCACCGAGCGTGTTCGGGTCGATGATCGGCTGGCCCAGCACCACGGCGCCGTAAGCGTTCAGATCGCGCGCGACCTGCGCGCGCCACGACGCGCCGGACCCTTGCGAGAGCAATCCGCTCTTGGGGATGTTGGCGGCTTGCTGCTCCAAAGTCCGCAGTTCGGCAAGCTTCGTGTTGGCTGCCGCGGCCTGCTGCCCCATGCGCTGGATTTCGGTGTAGGCCGCCGACTTTATCCCGGCCCCGGCCGGCGTGTATTCGCTCGTCGCGCTCGTCGCGTCGCCTGGGTGGTACGACGTGTCCGGGCGCCAAGCACCAGTAGCCGGAGCCGCAGGACGCGGGGGAGCGCCGGCGGGCGCAGGCTGGCGCAACGGGGACCCGGAAGGCACAGACGCGCCGCCAGGCATCGTAGGCGCCGCTGGCGCGACGGGGGCACCGCCTACCGGTGCGGTCTCGGCCATCGAGCCGTCGGGCCGGATCGTGAACGCCTGGCGCGTGACCGGGTTGAACACCTGGTACGTCATCTGGCCGGTGTCGGGGTCCGGGGTCGGGATGACCATGCTGCCGGTGGCGATCCGCGCGGCGGTTTCCGCGTTGACGAGGCCGACATCTGCCTTGAGCTTCTGCACCTCGAACGGCATGAGTGCCTGCGTCCGCGCGGTGCCGGCGCGGGTCTGCGCGGTCTGCGCCCCGGTGAACCCGGTCTGCGCGCCGATAAGACCCGCCTGCGCCGCGAGATTGGCCGCTTGCCCCGGGTTGAGCAATGAGCTCAGCCCGTAACCAACGCCGGTGTTGCCCAGGTTCTGCTGCTTGAGCGCCATGTTGGCACCCTGCTGCGCTAGTTTCTCCTGGTATTCACGCTGTCCTTGGTACGTCTTGGCGCCGGCACCCAAGCCAGCCGCAAGAGCAACACCGAAACTGCGAGTAGGGGCTGTCCCCATAGCAGCAAGGCCAGTAAGCAAAGACAGAACAGCATCAGCCTTGCCTCGCTTAAGATTACCGAAAAAGCCGTGACCTCGGGTGTGTTCTTCATAGTATTTTCCTGCGTCGGTGATGGACCCGCGGTGCGCCTGCCCGACGTCGGGCACGGCCAGTCCTGTTGGAGCCGGTGCGGGCTGCTCGGTGTACACGGGAGCCTCGGGCGGCGCGTCTGCTGGTGGCGCACCGGCGTCGCCGACTATGCTCGCAGCACCGGCCAGCCCGGGAGCCGCCGGGGGCGGCGCGGCTGGTTCGGGCGGCGTATCTTCGCGCGGAGCCAGAGCAGGCTCCCGCTGCAGCGGCCGCATCGCCATCTCGAACGCGTTGGACACGGCCTGCCGGCCAGCGGCGTTGTTGGCCGCAACCGGAGCGCCATGCTCATCCGTCGGGACGACGGCCGCCATCTCGGCAGGAACGGGAGCCAGCGGCTGCTCGTTCTGCGCCCGATCGGCAAGAAGCAGCGCAGCCGTCTCGGCCTGCCGGCGCTTCTCCTCGTCGGGATCGTCTACAGAGCCGTCCAGCGCGTAACCGGCGCGGCCACCGGTCTTGCGGGCACGAGGCTCGCTCCAACCTTCCACGCGCGCCTGCGCGGCGGCCAGCGCGCCAAGGCGGTCCATCGGCACCCGGTCATGTACGCCGATCCCAGCGCCTTGCGCCATCGCGGTGGCGTAGGCCGACGGGTTATTGCCCTTTTCGCTGCCAGGCGCCCAGGTGCTGGCGATCTTGAACGGTGTGTTGATCCCGCGCGCGATGTACGACCGCAACAGCGCTTGCTGCGCGGCCTTGCCGTGCTCGGGTGTGTCGAACACCGCGAACCTGCCGTCGCTGCCCAAATACCCCGGCATCTTCTTCGTGAAGGCGCCGGCCGTGATGTTGCCGGGGTTGTTGTTCCGCGTGGGGCGGTTGCCTTTTCCGGGACTGCGCACGACGGGCTCTTTGCCGCCGGGCGACCGGGTCTGCGGCTTGGCCGGCACCGGCATGTCGGGCTGCGCAGCACTGGGCGCTGCGTCTTTGGGTTCAGCGGGCGGCGGCTCCGTGGCGGTCACCGGAGGCGGCACTACGGGCGCGCTGCTGCCATCGCTGTTCGGCGGCATCGCGATGTGCGACAGCGTGTCGAGGAGCTTCTTGTCCTCGTCGGTCGGCCCGAAGTCTTCCGTGTCGAGGGCACCGCCAGCGGCTTTCTTCGCGCGCTTCACGGCGCGCGCGTAGTCGACGGTCTTGTAGCCGTTGACCGAGCCGACGGCCTTGGGGTGCTTCTTCTCGACGTCCTGCGCGATGAGGCCGATCTCCGTGCGGTGATCGCCTTTGAAATTGTAACTATAGACCGTCTGCCCGTCGAACGTCTTGCCGATCGGCTTGATGTTCTCCTTGAGGCGTTCGTCGCTGAACAGCGATGCAATCGCCTTGCCTGCGCCGATGATCCCCTTCACCGCGCCTGCGGCCTTTCCGACCTTGGACAGGCCACTGTCCGGGGCCATGGGGCCGCCGGGCGCCGTCGCCAGCTTGTAATCCTGCACGGTGTCCGGGATGTTCAGGTCCGGGCCGGTCTGCTCGGACTTGTATGGCATCGCCGAATCGTCTTGGACGGCGCCGCCCGGAGCATACCCGACGAGACCGCCGTAGCGCTTGCCGTCGTCGACATCCGCGTCGGGGTCCTCCATACTCGGGAGATCTTTGTCCTTGCTGAAATAGCGACCAATGTCCCCGATATTCTTGCCCAACTCCGCGACCGAGTTCATCTCGCTGATGGCGGACGGCTGCTGCGGCAGCGCGCCGGCGGTCTGGAGTTGATGCACCGGCAAGTTGGCCGCAGGCACGCGGCCAGAGCCGCCGCCGGGCACGCCGCCAAGACCGCCCGATGGGGCGCCGAACGATGCCTGCTGGCCGTGCAGTATCTCGGCCATGAGGTTCGGGTCATAACCTGGGACGACAAACCCGCCGTAGTCGTAGGATTCGCGTCCAACCAGGCCACCCGACGCCCGCGGCGCTCGTTCGGCGGCGTCTTCGGTCGCCTTGCCGTAGTCCACCGTCTTGAACCCGCTCGCGAGGCCGACGGCTTCCGGGTGCTTCTTCTCGACGTCCTGCGCGATGAGGCCCATTCGGGTCTCGGGCTCGCCCTTGTAGCGGAACGTGACGATGTCCTGCCCGTCGAACGTGCGCCCGACTTTCTTGACACCCTCCTTCAACCGGCGGTCGGAGAAGAAGCCGCCGGGCTGCTGGGTCGTCGTTGTCGAGCCGGACAGCGATCCAGTGCCTTCCGCGATGTTCGCAAGGAACTGCGCCGTCTGGAATGGGTAGGACTGCTGCTGCAGGAACTGGTTGTAGAGCGCCGACAGCCCGGCCTGCTGGGTCTGCTGCGCGGCCGTGCCCGCGCCGAGTTGCGCCTGTGCCGACTGCAAGGCAGCCGCCTGCGCGCCCGAGCCAAGCTGGCCGTAAAGTGCGGCGAGGTTCGCGCCCTGCCCGTAAAGCTGGCCGCCGAGGCCCGCGTTCGCCGTCGCAGCCCCGATCTGCTGTCCGTACATCTGCTGCGCGGCCTGCGCCTGCTGCTGCGCGGTCTGGGCACCCTGCCCGAACAACTGCGCGCCCAGACCCTGCTGCGCCTGCCCGAGGCCCATGCCCTGCGCGTATATCTGGTTGCCGATGCCGGCGACGCCCGCGCCGGTCTGGGCGTTCATGCCGTACAGCGAGTTCGCCATGGCGGCCTGCTGCGCCGCGGTATTCGCGCCGAACTGGTACTGCTGCCCCGCGAGGCCGCCCTGGATTTGCGCGGTATTCGCGCCCATGCCGTAAATCTGATTGGCCAGCGCCGCCTGCTGCTGCGCCGCGCCAAGCTGCTGGCCGTACTGCTGCTGGCCGAGGTTGGCGTAGTTCTGCCCCGCCTGCGTCATCAGCCCGGCAATGCCCTGCCCAAGCGCCTGGCGCTGTTGGGACGTCGCAAGGTTCTCGCCGAATCCGGCCTGCCCGATCCCGAGCATCTGGTTCGAGGCGTTCTGGAGCGCTGCGCGGTTGGCCTGTGCGGCCCCGAGGCCGACACCCTGCTGCTGCTGAGCGGTGCCGAGCGCCTGCCCGTATCCTTGGTTGAGGATATTGCTGTAGATCGACGCGTTCGCCAGTTGCTGCTGCTGCGCAAGGTTGGCCGCCGCGATCCCCGCGCGGTCTCCGCCGAACGCGCCGGAGCGGACGGCGTTGCCCAGTTGGCCCGCCATCTGCTGCTGGTTGTTCTGGTTGAGCAGCCCTGCGGTGCCTTGCAGCACCGTGTTCAGGTAGGGGCTCATGTAGCGCTGGATGTCAAGTTGGTCGGGGTTGACCGCCTGCGCACCGGCAGCCGCGTACCGCGTCGCGGCGCTGTTGTAGGGATCGATGTAGCCAGTGGCCGCGTTGATGTCCCCGCCAGCCTGCTGCATGTGCGGCATCGCGCCGGACACCCCCGCGCCGTACAGGCCTCCCGCCAGATTGTTGTACGGCTGCGTTGCTTGCAGAGCCGCGTTGATGCCCTGCGTCGCGTTGGCGATGTACGGCTGCGTCGCGCTCTGCCCGGAGAGCACGCTGTACTGCGCCTGGTCGAGTGGGTTGCGCGCGAGAACGTTGGCACCCTCGAGCGTCTGCCCGGCCTGCCCGAGACCGCCAGCGCCCTGGTTCAGCCCGGACGTGTAAAAGCTCTGCGCGCCGGAGTTGAACGGTTGGGCAGCAGCGTACGCGTTTCCGTAAGTAGTGCCTGCCGATGAAAGATACGGCTGCGATGCCTGGTTCGCCTGGCTCAGTGTTCCAAGGGACTGCTGCGTGCCCGCCTGCCCGGCGGCCAAGCCGGCATTGATCTGCCCCGTCGCGGCGCCATAGTACGGCAGCGAAGCGTTGCTCGCGCCAGACGCCACGTTCGTGGCGGCCTCGTAGTACGGCGCTGTCATGCCCGCCGTGGCGTTCGTGTTGGCGATGCCGGCCAGTTGCGTTTCCGTCAGCGGCGCGACGAAAGCGTTGGGGTCCGTGGAGTATTGTGTGAAGGGCGCGCTGGCGGCCTGCTCCGCGGTCTGGTTCACACTATTGTAGCGCGCCAGTACCTCGGGAGGAATCGAGACCGTTTGTGTCGAGGTTGAAGTCTTGCCGCCCATCTAGTGTTCCGCGCTGGAAAAGGCGCCTGTCTTGGCGCCGTAGAGAAAGAACGCCCCGCTGGGCTGGCCGAACTCGCGTTCGTAGAGCCTGATTTTTGCGGCGGTGCGCGAGTTGGACAGCACGCCGATGACAAGAGGGACCCCCAGCGAATCTGCGACGCGCTTGGTGAACTCGCACAATGTGCGAGCGCGGTTGAACTTCCCCTTGCGAAAATCGGGATGCACGAAAATCGCCTTTTCCTCGACCACTACGTCGTCGGAATACCACATACTGCCCATGCGCAACAACACCGCCGCCTCGATCTGCTCGCCCGGCTTTCCGATGATGCCGACAAGCCCATTGTCGCGGTTGAGCGCGGGCCACATCTCGGCCAGCAACTTGAGCGGATTGGCCTTGATAAAGCCGTTCTCGTCGCTCGCCCTCGTGGCGATGTCCATCATCGCGTCGACGTCGTCTGGTGTTCCGATCCGCACTGCGGTGGGGTCTGTGCTGGCCATGTCAATCCTTCGCGGGTCCCGGTAGTTTTCTCAAGGTCTTGATGGTCTCGGCGCGGTAGCGCTTGACGAACTCGTCGAGCACCTTGTGCCCCAAATCAAGATCGCCTTTGCCGATCGCCAACACCTGCTTGGGCGTCAGCACGTACTCGCCGCCAGCCGCCACAATGGGCACGACGCCAGCCCGGCCGCCGTGCGCGCGGCCCGGAAGTTCCGCGCCGTAGGGGCCGCTCTCGTTGCCGTAGGGCTTGTCCTTCGGGCTCCCGCCATACGGCGCCATGCCCTGGCTGTAGACCGTCTTCGCGCCGCTGTAAGGCACCCCGCCGAATATGCGCTTCATCTGCTTGAAGCCTGCGATGGTGTTCCCCTCGCCCATCGCCGATATGATGTCGGCCGGGATGACGTAGCTCCCTGACTCGACGTGCATCGGCAGATGGTCTGTGCGCCCGGCGACGCCGCTATGGATCGGGCCGGAGTGGACCTTGAGCCCTTCGCCTGTCTCCACGTCAAAACCCGGCGTCTTCTCGTCGGTGACGTCTATCCCGGGGAGCGGCTCCTCGGTCGCATCGACGCCCGGGGCTTTGACCTTGTAGCTCTTGTCCGCCGGGCCGCCAGTGGCCTTGTGCATGCGACCGGACATCGGCGATTCGGTATCGCCGCCATCAAGCCACTCTTTGAACCGCCGCAGACTCATCGTGTGCACCTGGCCTCGGCGACGCGGTCCGCTACCATCGCTGAACCCGGCGTCGTAGGTGCTCTGCGCCTCGTCTTCGTTGCGGAAGCCAAGGAAGCATTTGTGCTCGTCAAATTTCTTGGTTTTCGGGTCGTATTGGTCCACCACAAAGGCCACGTGGCTGTCCTTGTGCGGACCGACGTAACAGTCCACGTGGTCCCCATCCGCGCCGGTCGTGCGCTTGATATAGCCATAGTCGGCAGGCAGCTTAGCCCGCCACTGCTTGCCATCGGTGTCTACGCCGTGCCGCCAGTGCCCTTTGCGGTTTTCCAGCGCGATCGCGAGACCACCAAAAGCCAAGTGGTGCTTCTTGTAATTCCCTGCTTCTTTCTGCGCAGGCGTGGGCGCCGTCGCGAGGCCGCCAGTGGCGCGCGTCTTGCGCGCCGTGTTCAACGCTGCCGCAATCGCCTGCTGCTGCGAGTGGCCGTGGTGCATCATCTCCCGGATGTTGGAGGAGATCGTGGCTTTGCTGTTCCCCGGCGCTAAAGGCATCCCGTCCTCACGAATGGCTCACTGCAACGACCTGTCCTGAACCTGGCGCGACTAGCACGCCGTTCGAGACCGGGAAGTTGACCGTATATACACCAACGGTATTCGGGATGACAAATACGACGTTCGTCGTCACCCCGGTGTTGTTGCTGTCGTAGACCGCGCCGGGCACCGAGCCAGCAGTAGTGACGACGACCTGGCATACACGTCCGGCCCCGGCGTGGATCACCGAAGCCGCCGACAAGTTGGAGTAGCTGAGTACCCCTTGTACGTTCAGGTACGTCTGCGCCGCATTGTTGATGGCCGTTACGATATTCTTCGCCGCCGTCAGGATGTCGGTCATGCCGGACATCAGTACTTCCCGTCCACTTGTACCCGGTATCTAACATTTCCAAGTCGCCAAAAACTGCCGATGTCGTCGCTCGATACCTCGACGGACACCAGCCGCCCCCGGAAGCGCGGCGTTATGAACTGCGTCGCCTGCGTGACAGGATAAGGCCCGTAGACCCGCGGCGCGTCGCCCGGATAATCGGTGACGTAGAACGTCAGGTCGACCGTCGCGTTCTGTGTGCTCCCGTAGTACCCCCACTTCATGTCGGGCCACACCTGGTCGATGTAAGTCTGCACGTCGCCGTCGGCGACGGCGAAGTAGCCTGTGCGGAAGCTGGCGTTCAGCGCCGACCCATCGGCGTCGGTCGAGGTCTCGTGCTGGTAGATGTACAGCGTGTTGGGGTCTGCACCGATCGGCGGCCCCAGCACAGACTGGTCGATCCACGCCGACCGGGCCATGAACCCGTAGTCCCATTGCTGCAGGTATACGTTGTACTTGACGTAAGCGTTGACTTCGCCGTCGTTCGACCGCGTGGGGTAAAACCACATGATCTCGCCAAATCGCGAATTTACCGCGGCCCGGATGCGGCTCACCTGATCGGTGTCGAGGTCCTGGAATATGACGTCCCACACTGGGCACGGGACCGGCATGACCCCTTCCGCCGTCAGCGAGAAGAACTGCGACGCGCCCATCCAGTAGACGTTCCCGTTGACCGAAGCTGCTGCCTTGCGGCCGATCAAGCCGCAGCCTGTACCGATCTCGTTGAACGAGTAGACATAGGGGGGCCCGATGTACTGCATCGACCACAGCCCGAGGTCCGTCCAGATCAAGCCCTGCTGCGGTCCCTGGATACAGCCCACGATCTTCGAGCCCTTGGGGATGCGGTACGAACCTGCCTCGTTAGTGACGCTGCCGATCCACGACGTGAAGTTGTTGACGTCGCACCAGCGCAAAAGCAGCGGGTCCTGGATGCCGGTAAAGCTGCTGCCCCACGCGATGATCTGGCGCTGCGGCATGGCAACAAACACGCCGTCGCTGATCGGTGGAGATTCCGGGATGCACGCGGCGAAGGGCGAGCCAGAAGCCGGGTTCCACACGTACACCGGCTGAAACCCCGTCGTGTTGTTCGGGCAGGCGACCAGCGTCTCCCCCCAGTTGTCCATCGTCCAGTCTGTCGCCGGGATGGGCGTCCCGAGCGTCGGCGCGATAGCGGTCCCCGTGCCGTAGCCGCCGGTGCCGTAGCCGCCTGCGCCGTAGCCTGAACCCACCACAACCGCGCCGACACCGTAGCTGTATAGCATCGTGACGTTGCCGCTGTTGACCGAGCCTGATGTCGTCGCTGTGGCTTCCTGGCTTCCGTTGATCGTGAACACGTTAGCGCTCGCCACCGAAGTGACGATGTAGTTGCCGTAGAACGTGATCCCGCCGAGGCTTGTCGAGGTGAGGATCGGGAACGTGTCGCCGGTGCTGTACCCGTGATTCGTGAGCGTCACCGTCACGATTGTCGAATTTATCGTCGTATCCAGCACGGGGACGACGCCCCCGTTCGAGACGGTAGACGTGGCCGATTGCGGGTTTCCGAGGATGTCTATGGCGTAGATGTTGTACGCCGTAGAACTAAGCTGGTGGCACCGGTACAGCCCGAACAGGATGAGGCCTCCGACAGCCACCTGGTTCTCGATATAGACGGTGTCGTAGTCCGTTAGGCTCGTCACCGTGCCGTCGGTCACCGTGACGACGTTGCTCCCGGAAATGGTGGAAAAGTCCGGGGTGATGGTGTCCGTGGCGAACTGCGGGGTGATGTTCGCCGCGACGCCATCGGTGATGACGCCCAGTTGCGCCATATCGGTGGTGGGGATGTTCTCCATGCCGACGGCGAGATGCGAATTGGCGTTAGTGTCTTCCCACGCCCAAAGCGCGCGGACCTTGGCGGGCATCGTGCTGCCGAAGAACTTTGTCCAGCCGCCCAGTTTCTGCACAAGCGCGATGCCGGTGCGGTCGAACATAAACCGGATAAGGTTAGTGGTCGCTATACCGGCTTCGTTGAGCGCCGGCGTCTCGTTCTGATCGACGCCCGGACGCAACTTGAGGGTGACGTGCGCCATCGCCTACCTCGTGGGCGACGCGATGATCGGGGGCGACATGGACGACCATGCCGACGCCTGGAACTTCTTGCGATACTCCTCCATGATGGCTCCCTTGAGCAGCGACTGGTACTGGCTCTCGTAGCTGACGGCCATCTGAGGGTCGTCGCTCTGGCGCCCGAAGTTCCGTTGGTACCCGCTGACGAAAATCATGGCCGCCATGATGAGCAAGTCCGGCATGTTCGCGCTGATGAACGTGGTCGCCGTGGACGCCAATGGGTCCGTATCGTTAAACGCCAGACTCGGCATCCGCTGCGTGCCCGATAGCGTGAGCGCATAGCTCGCGTCGGTGTACGGCCCGAACTGGATGACGTTCCCGGTGTTGCCGCCGGTGGCCTGGTCTCCGCCGATCATGGCGAAAACCGCCGGCGGCCCGACTACGGCAGTCGTCCCGTACACTGCCTGCACGTACTCGCGCGACACCGGCAGCACTGGGGTAGGCACGCTGTTGACCAACGCCGTGATGGTCTGGATCGTCACGAAGTCCGTGGGGCTGATCGAAAGCGTGTTCGTGCCGATTGGCAACGTGTAGTTGTTCGACGTCACCGTCGGCAGCAAATCCACGTCGCGCTGGATGCGCAATTCCGCGTAGTTGAGCATCTGCGGAATGAGCGTGTTGAAGTCCGGCTCGGTCGTGCTGACGACCCCGCTCGTGGTCTGCAAATTGAGCACCGCGAGCGTAGCGACCTGCGTCACGAAGTCGTTGTAGGTTAGGGGTACGACGGTGGTGGCCATGTTTTTCCCGCGCGGCTGCAAGGCAACGCCTGGAGTTCTAGCAAGAATGCGCGCGGAACGCTAGGCCGCGGCGACGGCGCTCATAAACGACCCGGCTTGCGGGGTGATCGTGCCCGCGCTCAGGGTTGCGCGCAATTGCATGGTGGTCGCTGCGTTCGCGCGCACCATGACCTGGAAGCGATAGACGTGATAGACCGCACTTGTGAGCGAACTGGTAGCCGCGTGCGCCATCGTCGTCGCGGCCTGCACATGCGCCTCGCCGGTGATTTGCGCGCCGGTGATCGTCGAGGTGGTGGAGTCTGTCACGCCGCCTCTGATACCACAGCCTCTCGGGCGCTGATACTCTCGGTGATCCGCTTCACGTTGTCACGCAAACGCAGATCATCTGGCGCGAGGGACACGGCTAGCTCAGCGTGCCGCAAGGCTTCGGCGCCCATGCCGAGGTTCCACGCCGCGATAGACGCGTAGTCGTGCGGCAGCGCACCCCACACCTCAGGATCGACCGTGTACACCCATTCGCGGTTGGTGATCGCCAGCGCCGACATCGCCGCCCCGAAACACTCCGCCCATCGCTGCTGCTGGTACGTGATCTTGGCGATCTCGCACCACGGCTCGCGCGTCCCCGGCGCTTCTATAACGCCTTGCCTCGCGGCCTTGAGCGCGTTTTCCAGGTCGCCCATCTCGGCGTAGCACCGCGAGATGACCCGGTACGCGTAGCATCGCTCGTTGGCCCAGTCCGCACCTGGCAGCGCGAGGTAGCGGTTGCATTCGGCGATAGCCTTTTCCCACAGGCCGTGGAACGATAGCTCGCGGGCATAGTAGAACGCGTTCCGTGGGTCGACGGGGTCTTCCTTGACCGACATCTCCAGCAAGTCGAGATACTGCCCCCGGCTCTTGGTCGGATCGGGCTTGTGGACGACGAGCAGCATGTCGGTCTGCGCGTATCGCTCGTTGATGAGGTACGGGACGGGATACTCGTGGCACGGATGAACCCAGCGGTACCCCGATCGCGCGTGGATTTTCTCGTAGTAAAACGCGATGCCAGCGCCCCAGTCGAACTTGTAGCGCAGCCGCGTCGTTCCCGGGGTCCAGACGCGCTCGATCTCCGCCCGCCAGCCCGGCTGCAATTCCTCGTCCAAGTCGAGGCTGACGCAGACGTCCACGTCCGCCGGTATCAGCGCGAGGGCCGCGTTGCGCGCGTCGTCGAACCGCCATGGCTTGATCGCGATGTGCTCGACATGCGCGCCCCGGTCCCGCGCCGCTTGGACGGTGTTGTCCGTGCTGCCCGTGTCCGCGATCATAACCACGTCTGCGTCCTTGGCCGATTCGCAGAAGCGCTCGATGAATTGCTCCTCGTTCTTGCTGATTGCGTAGACACAAATCCGCAAAGGCAGCGGCTTGCTGCCGAACACGTACACCCCGATCTCGTTGTCGATCTGCGAAAAGACCGGTTCGCCAAAAGCCTCGCGAACAGCATCGTCCGTCCAGTTATCCGTCACGTGCTCCTCGTAGGGATTGCCCTCCCACGCTCCTTGCGGATGGTGCCCGATAGGGATGCTGGCGATGACGTATGGCGCGCAGGTCCGCAGCTTGGCGAGAAGTTCCGCCGCATCGTCGCGGGGCATGTGCTCCAGCACGTCCCCCGCTACGGCGACGTCCCATTGACTTGTTGTGCTGAACTCGCGTGCGTCGGCCACGGTCAGGCCGCCCCGGTAAAGACCGCGCAGCCCATAATCCTCGACGTAGGGCTCCCACACCTCCACGCCGTGCCAGTCCACGCCCGGGAACATCTTGGCGTAGGTTCCGCACCCGGCGCCCACATCCAGGCCCGTTTCAGGCCGGATACGCGCCATGACGGCTTCGATCGTCGATTTTCCGCTGATGGAACTCGAGGGCACGATACTATACTCCGTGTTTGCGTACTTCCGAAAAACGCGGCCGAGCACTGTGTCGGCCTTGGCGAGGTACTCGTCGCCCACGATGGCAAGGTCCTTGTGCCAGATCGTGTCCCACATGTGAACGGCGTAGCTGTCGACGAGGCGATCCTCGCCGACCGGTCCGAGGATGAACTTGTCCTGCCAGCCAAACGGCATGAACGCTGATTTCGGCACCCGGGTTACACCCATGGGGTCCTCGCGCAGAAGCTCCGCCGGCAAACAAACCGCATGGTGCGCCCAGACCTCCGAGCGCAGCCCGGGCGGTAGCGCCCCGAGCCACTTTTGCAAAAAGGGATTGTGCGGCTCCGCGAGCATAACCGCGTTGGCGACTGTGTCGGTGTCGGACTCGGTCCCGAGGACGCACGAGTGCTCCATGAGCGGCGTGAGCGGCCGGAGCAGAAGCGCGTCCGTGTCGAGGTAGATGCCGCCGCAATCCAGCAGTATCTCGAGCCGCGCGAGGTCCGCCTGGTACTGCGGGTACTCGATCTGCTCGCCGGCCCATCGCTCCCGCGGGTCGTAGCGGACAAAGTCCGCGTAGCTCTTGGCCGCTTCCCAATATGGGTTTTCCGGGTGGTCGACGTTGTAGTAGAACACCAATTTGTCCGGCTTCTGCACCTCTCGTGCCGCTTTGACCGCCAGCAAGTTGATGAAGCTGAACTCCCGGGATTTCGGCCCAGTGAACCACATCATATGCACGTTGTTCGGGATCGTCATAAATACTCCTTCTACTGATAATACTCCCCGCCGATCACGCCACTAGGATGCACCTCCACTTCGAGGTCGCGGTGTTCCAGATGAACCATACGTCGAGCCTGTTCGTGGACACCGTGGCCGTGGGGAGCGCCACGGTGGATGCCTCGAAGCTCGCGCCCCAAGCCAGTGTAAGGCCCGTCGTGCCCGTGATGGCTACGCGCAGCGTCTGGCCGCTAGTAGGCGTCCCGGACAGGTTCGTCGTGAACGAGGTAATGTTGGCCGACTGCCCGGTTATGACCACGGCGTCGTAAGAATCGGTGCTGATCGTCGGCGTCGCGCTGTTCGACGTGATGTCGAGCACCCGTGGTGTAACGCGCGTACTGGCGATCTCGGTGGCCCGGAACCGGCCGCCAAGATACAGCGCCCACGAATTTGTGAACGTCGTGTTCGTTCCCGCGACGGGGGCGGCGATATACACATTGGCCGCGTCTGTGACCGTGATCGCCCCGGACGACGCGAAGGTGGGCGCCGCGAACACGTTGATGTAACTGGCAGCCACTGTCCCGGGTGCCCCAGTATCCGTGTACGTGCGCGCCTGCACGCGCACGTTGACACCCGAGACCCCCCAGCTTGAGAACGACATAGACGCCGTCGATGTGCTGAGAGGCACCGTGTCCGTGGCGCCCACGAAGACAACGCTGGTTGCTGTCAGCGTGACGCCGTTCGTTGTGAGGTTCGCCGTCCCTGCGATAGCGTTGGCGTTGTTGTATAGAACCTGCGTAGTGCTGGTCCCTGTCAGCGGCGGCTGCGGGCCCGTGGGCCCGGTCGGGCCACGAGCACCCGTAGGCCCGGTCGGGCCGGTAGGACCGATGTCGCCGGTAAGTCCAAGGGGGCCTGTCGGCCCAGTCGGCCCGGTCGGACCAGCAACGGACGAGTCTGCTCCGGTCGGACCGGTAGGCCCGGTCGGCCCTGTGGGCCCGGTCGGCCCGGCGACAGACGACGCCGCACCCGTAGGCCCGGTAGGCCCGGTAGGGCCTGTGCCAGTCGGGCCGGTAGGTCCGGTCGGACCGGCGACAGACGAAGCGGCGCCCGTCGGCCCGGTAGGCCCGGTCGGACCGGTGGGGCCAGTCGGACCGGCGACAGACGAAGCGGCGCCCGTCGGCCCGGTGGGGCCGGTAGGCCCGGTCGGACCGGCGACAGACGAAGCGGCGCCCGTCGGCCCGGTGGGGCCAGTCGGCCCGGCGACAGACGACGCGGCGCCCGTCGGCCCGGTGGGGCCAGTCGGACCGGCGACAGACGAAGCGGCGCCCGTCGGCCCGGTGGGGCCGCCAGGCGTCCCAGGTGCTCCCGTCGGCCCGGTTGGCCCGTAGGCGTTCGTAATCGCGTCCCACGCCTCGCCATTCCACTGCCAGGTGCGGCCGCCGTAGGTGTAGGTCTGGCCGATAGTGGGCGAGAGAGGAAAGTTGATTGCCATCTGCTATCCCACCGTAACCGTGAGGGTGCCGCTGGCGAGATCGACGGGAGAGCCAGTCGGGTTGAACAACACCGCGGTTACCGTACCCGCCGCGCTGACGTAGGCGCTCAACACGAGGCCCTGCAAGTCATTGGAGAAGCCCGCGCCCACTACATCGCCCACGACGGAGCCTACCAGCGCCACCGTCGTGGTCGCCGAAGCCCCCGAAGCGATGCTGGCAGGGTTCCATGTCGCCGTCGCCGTGAGGCTGGGCGGAGGAGTCAGCACCGACCACTTCGAGCCGTCGAACTCAAGTTCGACATACCCGTATCCCGGCGGCAGGATTACATCCCCGCCGGCGTGGAAATTGGCGGCCGGAATGCGGCACGCCGCGCCCCCGGCGACGTAATTCTTGGTGTTGTCCCAAACGAACAGTTGGAACCCAGTGGGAACGCCTGTCGTCGGCAGATTCATGTTGTAGCTGCCGTTGTTCGTGCATTGCGTCACGACGACGTTGCCATAGCCCTTGAAGTCGATCGTGGCGTTGTTGTTCGCCTGAATGTCGTAAGGGTATGTCCCGGCGTTGTTGTAGTCGAAATCCCAACCAAGCACCTTGATCGGGTGGTCGTAGACGGTACCGGCCGATTTCGTCGGCGACACCCCGTTGTTGGCGATCTCCTGCGCGCCGATCCACACCGTGACATCCGGCCCGAAGGAGCCATAGTTGTAGACCAGTTGCTGAACGGTATGGCCGTTCGCGACAGCATAGTCCGTGCGCTTGCAGTTGAGCCGGATCGACACGTGGTCGATGGACTGTGAGCCGTCCGCGCCGCCCGCCAGGCTCACGCCGCCCGACAAACTGCTGTGATCCGCGACAGTAGTTATGTCGAGATCGAGGTCCTTGCTGCCTGCGTTGAACGCCGCGCCGTCACCCAACCCGGGCACGCTGTCGATTGCCAGTATCTTGCCGTGAATCCACCAGCCCATGAGCCACTGCGCGGTGTTCTGCAAAATGATGTCGATCTGCCCGATGGGCGGAACCGTGGCGTCGATACGCGTCGGCAAGTAGTAGCTGCCCGCTCCGAAATTGGGGATGCCGCCCTGGATCGCGTTGTGTGTGGTGCTGTCGAGTTGCGCCCTGAAATAACCGCCGAGGTTACCGGTCCATCCCTCGAAACCGACATACGCGTATTCCAGCAAGCAACGCTCGACTTCGAGCGTCTGGCCGTTGCCGTTGATGCAAGAGCCGCACGTGTGGCCTATCACGACGTCTGGCCCGACAATGATCTTGCGCTGGGCGATCCCGGAATCTCGGCCCGAGCCGTAGATCAGTTCGCCCATGAAGTACCGAATGCCGCTGAAACCTTCGAGAACAATATGGCCGCAGTTGCGGTCGCCGGACTGCCATATGCCCTTGTCGCTGACGTCCCAGCCGTCACCGTCCGAGTTCATGTTGGGGCCGTACGGGTTGTTCTGCTCGGAACTGTCGGTGATCCCACCGTCGAGCATGATGTCGTAGAGGTAGACCGAGTTTTCCGAGATGTCCGACGGTGACGTCAACTGCCCCTCGACGAAGATGCACCCGCCACGCCAATAGTACCCCCCGCTCCCGGTGCAGGTCTCAAACTTGGCGATGCCCATCGCGCTGCCGTCTGTATCCCGGCGCCACAGCGTTGTGCCGCCCGTGGTGGACACGAACCGGTGGCTTTTCCGCGTCTGCAGCAGAAGCCCGGTCTTGTTCAGGTGGATGTCGTTCGGCGCGGTCACGTCACGCAGCACCCGCCAAAGCGAATAGTTGTACTCGTCGTACCGCGTCCCCACGGCACCGACGGCCTCGCCGTACTCGATCGCCGCCTGGATGCCCGGACGGTGGTCTACGCTGGCCAGGTCCGGCACGGTGAGGATCGAGTAGTAGCTGAAATCGAACAGCGTCGCCGTAGCGCCGGCTGTCACAGTGGTGCCCTCGGCGTCCGAAAGACCGATGCCAAGATTGTTGAGGCACGTGACCGTGACCTCGATCTGCCACCAGCCGCCGCTCAGGGCCGTGATGACGCCTGTGCCGAAGTCGTCACGGGTAATCGAGCCCGTCGACAGATCAAACCAGCAGCCGCTGACAGTGCTCATGTCGATGGCGTTGGAGTAGAGATATACACGCGCGGCCGTCCCCGCCTTCACCGAAGCCCGCAGCACGCGAGTGTCAGTCCCGGAGCGGTACAGCAAACAGTACGGGCTGCCGGTCGCTGTCATCGTGGTGGCGTCGCCGGAGCCGCCCGGCCCGGGCACGCCCGCAGACGCCAGTGTCAGCGCGTTGACCGCCCAAGGCGCGGCCAGGAAGTTCGCGACGCCGGTGGTGTTGTCGATGAGCACTTCCGCGCCGGACTGCCCAAGGCCATCCACGCCGCCGCACACAACTGGGATAAGCCCGTTCTCGTCAGGCAGCAGCCGCCAGTACCGGCCACCAAGATCGGCGGCACAAAACAGCGGATGCGCCGCCGCCAGTCCGGCTGTAGCCAGCGCGTCCGTCACGTAGTTGCCGACGCCTACGCCTGCTGCGCTGTAGCCACTCGACCAGAACGCCGTGCTCTCCGCCGAGATGGCCACGGTCCCGATGTCGGTAAACAGGAACGATGCGCCGCCAACGGGTCCCGTCGGGCCGGTTGGGCCCGCCATGCCGGTCGGACCGGTAGGACCGCCGGCGGGGCCGGTGACGCCCTGCGGCCCAGTGGGCCCCGTGGGGCCGCCAGCCGGGCCGTCGTTGCCCTGCGGACCGGTCGGGCCTGTGGGGCCGCGCGCGCCAGTCGGACCTACTGTGCCGACATGGCCTTCGGCTCCGGTTGGCCCTGTCGCCCCGGTAGGACCCGCCACCGTCGACGTTGCGCCGGTCGCCCCCGTCGGCCCGGTAGGACCTGTCGGGCCGGTGCCGGTCGGACCAGTAGGACCCGTCGGGCCGTAAGGACCTGTTGGGCCGGTTGGGCCATTACCCGTCGGGCCTGTGGGACCGGTCGGGCCAGCCACCGTCGACGCCGCGCCTGTTGGCCCGGTAGGACCTGTAGGGCCGGTGCTGCCCGTCGGGCCCTTCAAACCGACCCCCTCCGCCCCGGTCGGCCCCGTGGGGCCGGTTCCCGTCGGCCCAGTCGGACCGGTGCTTCCCGTCGGGCCGACAAAACCGCTGGCGGATGTCTGGACCCACTGGCTGCCGTTGGTGTCGGTAAGGTACGTATACTCAATGCCGGTGTCGGTATCGAACCACCGATCTCCGTCTACCGGGACCGGCGATACCGGCGCACTGGAACTCTCGGTGTAGCGGGTGGCTGTCGCCCCCGTAGGGCCAGTAGGACCCGTCGGTCCCTGCGTTCCCGTCGGCCCGGTCGGCCCGGTCGCTCCGGTGGGGCCGGTAATCCCGGTGGCCCCAGTAGGGCCTACGGGGCCTTCGTCTCCCGGGGTGCCTTGCGGGCCCGTCGGTCCGGTCGCGCCGGCGGGACCGGTCGGCCCGGTTCCACCTTGTGGCCCGGTCGCTCCGGTGGGGCCAGCCAGTAACCCCGCAACGGATCCGGTGGTAGTGCGAGACGATGTTCCGCTCTGGACGATCTCCAGTTCTTCGGTCCCGTCGAGCGATGGCGCCAGGGGAAGATTGGGGATTGTCGAGTTGGACATGCCTGCTTCCCTATGCGGCCTCTCCGGGTATCTGCGCGAACCCGTAAGGCAAACCGATCAACGCTGTGACCATGCGCGTTGTCGCGGTCAACAACGAAGCCGCTGGTATAGCCAAACCCGTCTGGTAGGTAAAGACTGTGGCCGTCGTAACGGTTATGCTGAACGCACCGCACGCCTGTGCGTTGTCTAGCCCTTGCACCACGATCTGCGCGTTTGTCGAAAGGCCGTGCGCGCTCCCGAAAGTCACAGTGATCTGGTCGGTGCCAACGCTCGACACCGACAACGGCGAGAGCTCTACGCCGTACGCCTGCGTTCCGACCAACGGCATCACCGCGTTGATGTCCAGACCCCGCGGGTTCCCGAGTGGCTGCTCAAGCATGTTCTGCCCGTTCTGGTCGACGAGGATCGTGTTCCCTGGGATCGGAATGCCCGTCGCCGGGTCGATCACCGGCGGCTCCGAGAGCGTCTGGTAATCCATCTCCGCAGCGACAAAATCTTGCGGCCGCGCGTTGATGATCGGCATCGGGTCCGCCGGCACGACGATAGCACGCAACTGCTCCTGCGGTGTGTCCTGGCACCTGCGGCACACGAGAACCCGCAAGTTCTGCAGCGCGGCGCCGCGCCAGTCGTACTGCCAGGACAAGTCGACGAAGTTGTAGCGCGCGCCGCAACGATCGCAGATCGCGTGCGCCTGCGGAGAAGTGCTGCTGGTCCGGGCCTTCCCGGCAAGAGACGCGAAAGCCACGCGCTAGACCCTGAAATACCCCGAGAGCATCGGCGATATGTAGAACGCCGAGGCCTCGATGTTTTGCGCGGCCGCGATCTGGTACGACTCATCCGCGAGCGCTTTGAGCCCCAGCGCCCGATCGGGGGCCCAAATCGTGGCGAGCCGCTGCGCCAGGCCGTACACAAACGCTTCAAGAAAATAGTACGGTATCTCAACGGTCTGGGCGCTGGCTACCGCGGCATCCTGAATTTGGCGGACACGATAGTATTTCAGCGACGTCTCGGCCCCGTCCGGCACCGGCCACAGCGTCACCGTGCCTGAGAGCAAGCGATCGAACCAGTACGTCGTCGGGAAGCCGGTCTGCTGCTTGTTGGGGTACGATGCGTACTCCGTGCGGCTGATCGGGAGGATGAGCCTGTCGATCGGCTGCCCGGCGCCGTTGTCGACTTCGATGTACGTGTCGAGCATCGTAATCGTGCTCGTCGGGACATCGTATGTGGCTTGCCCGGCCACCAGCGGCACGGTCTGCAAGTCGACCGCCCACAAATTGACGCCCTCGCTGCTCCAGCGGCCGAGCAGCATGTTCGCGGCCATGCGCGCCGATTCCATGTGCTCCGCGAGAATGGCGGTGTTGCGGATGCCGCAAAGGTTGAAGGCGTAAAGCGTCGCCTCGCCGAGCGATGGGTTGAAGTTGTAGGTGCCGCTCGTCGTCATCGCGCGCCTTCCAATGCCGGATTTTGGGTTTTACCGGAGACCGGCCCGGTTGTCATCCTACCACTTTGCTGTGCGGTACGCCTGCATAGCCGCGATCTGGGAGGACGTAACGGTGCCGTTCACCACCATGAACTCCTGGAGCACAAAATTGCCCGGACCCGCGCCCGTGAGATTAACGCCGAGGGTGCCTGTGTTGCCGCTGGCGTCTACTGTCGGCGTTCCTGTCGCGGTGAGCGTGGTGTTGGCGCCCCCGTCGATGCTGATGTCAGCCGTGCTGTTCTGAAACTGTGCGATGATAAGCCGCTGCGTCGTTACCCAACTCACTGCGGTCTCGTGATCGTCGGCGTACCACGTAGCGCCGACAAAACCGTTCCCGGCTATGCCGGCTATGCCGCGAGCCTTGTCCGCGCTCGCCTTTCCGTAATTGAAAAGCTGGGGATAGTTTCCTGCGGTGAGAAGTGAGGTGATCGCGATCACGGTGCAAGCGTTCGTGCTTGTCGGAAACGACGCAACCGACGACAGGTTCAGCGATTGCGTGGAGCCGTTGAATGTCACGCCCGGCTTTCCGCCAAGCGCCGTGGCGCTGTACGCCGGCGGGTTCCCCGCGCTGGCGGCGTTGAGCCCGTTCCCGCTGATGTCGTTCCACTGCGTGACGTCCGCGCCCGATAGCGTGAGCGACCCGGTGTTCGACGCGTCCAGCCGGAAAAGCAGCGCGCCGCCGAAAACGGCTTGCGGTCCGGTCACGCCGGCGGCCCCGGCGGCAAACATCAGAAGTTCTGCCCGAATATCGCGCCGCAGGTGTTGGTGCCGTCGCAGACGAAATTGAAGATGTCGATCTTGCCGTTGACGCTCGTAGCCGTGGGCGTAATGCTTCCCGCCCACTTGAGCGTTCCGCCGCCGGCCCACGTAAGCGTGTGCGTACCGCCATACGCGATCTGTATCTGGTAGCTCTTGCCCGAGACGCTGGAAGGCAAAGTCACCGTCGTGTTAGCGTTGGTGGTGAACTTCTGGATCGTGCCGTTCGCCAGGTCCACAGTGAACGAGGAACCCGCCGACGGCGCATAAAGCGTCTCGGTGTGGTTGGTGACCGTGAGGTTGGACGTCAACGCCAGGTTGGTGCCGTCGGTGGTGAGGGTCGAGAGCCCAGCGAAAGACCCGGCGTTGTTGTACTGCACCTGCGTGGTGCTTCCACCAGGCGAGCCACCCGCGCCAGTCGGCCCTGTAGGCCCGCCCGCGCCTGTCGTCCCCGTGGGGCCGGTAGGACCGCCTGCACCTGTCGTTCCTGTGGGGCCGGTAGGACCGCCCGCACCTGTCGTTCCTGTGGGGCCGGTAGGGCCGTCGGCGCCGGTCGTCCCAGTCGGGCCCGTGGGTCCGCCACCCGAAGCGCCGGTTGGGCCTGTTGGGCCGGTAGGCCCGGACGCCGCGTATGTGCGGATTTGGGCGGCAGTTACTTGTACGCTCGCGCCATTCTGGACGGTCTCGAAGGGCTCGGTGCCGCCAAGCGCGGAGCCCGTAGGAAGCTGCGGGATAGTCTTGGTCGTCATCCGCTGTTACTCCCAAACCCTGTTGTCGCCGGCGATCGTCACGCGAATGCTGCCGTCCTGCGTGACACGATCGTTCTCGGTGGTGCTAGACCCGGCCTGCAACCCAGGAGACCCGCTCCACAAGCTGGTGTTGTTCTGGTAGAGCCCGGTCCCGAAAGACAGCCCGCTATTGCCCAGATACAAACCGTTCCCGGCCACCTCGTATCTCCTCTATCAGGCCTGCGTGTCGCCAGCCTGGATGAACGTCGCCGTTGCGGACCCGGTGCCGCTGTTGAGCAGAACACGCGCGTAAACCGGCACGTAGGCGTAGTTGCCCTGCACCGCGCTCGTGGCGCCGACCAGGTTTGAATCGGGATGACTTACCCACGTCATCAACGAAGCCGAGACGGCGTTGGTCGGGCTGTTGGGATCGTCGAGGGTCTGCTGCACGGTGTAGTTTACCGTGCCGCTCACGTTCACCTGGATCGAGACGCTGGACGGCGCCCATTCGTCGAACCGGACCCAAGACGACGCCGCGACGCCGTTGGTACCGACGGTGATAGCCCCGGCGGCGGCCGATGAGATGGAGATCGCGGTGACCGTGGCGTAGTCCAGCACCGACGCGACGGTGCTCACGTTCGGCGCGGCGAGCGTTTCGCTGATGACGTTGCCTGTGCGATCCGTGCCCGTCAACGCGATCGTCTTGCCGGTCTCGTCGCCTGCGGTCGTGAACAGCACCCGGCGCGGCGTGTCCATCGTCGCGACGCCGCCGGTCGCCAGTGCGCCGTTGATTGTGAACGCGGCGGAAGGCGTCTGCGACAGGCACACCGCGTTGGCGCTGGCTGTCGCCAAAGGGCCGACGGAAACAATGATGGGGCGCATACAGCGATTTCCTTACGTGCGTTTCGTCCCGAACCTAACAGCAAAACGGGGGCCTGTGCAGCCCCCGCCTGTTGCCCCGGACGCGAGGACCCGGTTGCCGCTCAATCCATGTTCATCGTGACCTTCCGGCCCGGGGCCGGAGTGCCTGCGTGCGCGGCGAAAGCGAAGGGGCTCCCGGCACGGCCGCCCGACTTGCGCGGCTTGCGGCCGGCGTGCGACTTGGAATCGCCCTTGACCTTGCCAACGGCCTTGCCGCCACGCTTGCGTTCTTCGGCCTCGCTGTTGACATTGCTGTCAGCGGTGTAGCGCATGTTCTTCCTGCCGAGGTCCTCGGCAGATTCGTTCACGCCGCCGGTTGCCTTCTTGCTACGTCCCTTCATGTCGAAGCTCCTTACGACGCGAGGTTGATGGCCTGGATGTACTGCACCGTGAGGGTGCCGACACCCGTGCCGGTGTTGGTGGATGTCAGCTTGATCTGGACGTCGGTACTGCCGACGTTGTCCCAGTTGCCGATGCGGGTTGCATCGGTACCGGGCGTCGCCGCCAGCGGGCCAAGCGCCGTGCCATCGAGAGCACCGGCCGCCGTCAGGGCCGCAGCCGTGACGGTGGTGCCGATGCCAACGGTCTTGGACACGCCGGACCATGCGGCCGTGACCATCAGCGAGATGCTGACGATCTGGCTCTGGGCGGGGATGACGATCGAAGAGATGTACACCCCGGTGCCGCCGCCACCGCCGGCCGCCTGCGTGACGACCTCCGACTGCGCCATGACCGCGTAGCCCACGTTCGCTGTGCCGCTGGAGCCCCCGACGCCGGCGAGATTGCCGGTGCCGTCGCTTTGCAGCACGTTGCCTGCTTTGACCGGTCCGGTGAAGACAGTATCACTCATGTTGAGTCTCCTTCACCTAGGATCACGAAGTCGGGAACGAGCCGTAGATCGACCGCCAGTTGTAGTACCCGAACGAATAACGCTCGTAGCCCTTGACCAGCAGGTTGTCCGTGACGAAGTCGACCTGCATGTCCGTCTCGAACTTGATGCGTTCCATGCAGGAAAGCCCGTCGATGTTGGTCAGCAGGAACCAGGCATATGCCGACGTCAGGAAGTCGTTGACCATGTAGCTCTCGGGCAAGCCGCCCGAAGTGCTGAGGATGGCATTGACGTCGTTGTCGGCCGTGCCCGGGCGCAGTTCCGTCTTGGTGAGACGAATCGCGACCGGCTCGAGTTGCGGCGGAACGATCAGCTTGCGCGCACGGGCGAAGACCTTGAGGCCAGCCTGGTCACGGAAGTTCGTGCGGACCGAGATCATGCCGTTGAGCAGCGTGGCCTCGTTCAGGTCGACGTCCGTGGCCGGCTTGTTGCCCACCGTGCCGCCGTCGATCGGGTGCGACGTGGAGCAGAGCGCCACGCCGTCACCGCCGATGTTGGCGTTGTATGTGGTCGCCGTGTTCAGGACATTGGCGCCGTAGATTTCCTTGGTCTGCTGGAACGATTCAATCAGGCCGAGGTTCGACGGGTGGAACTGGGTCTTGTAGAGGTTGTCGTCGATCGCCTTGCGGGTGATCGCGTAACCCAGCCCGATTTCGCTGTGTTCCTGGTTGTAGATGAACCGCTCGCCAGCGCCGTTGTCGAAGGAGGTCTGGCCGCCTTCGGTCTTCAACTGCGCGAGGCCGAGGTAGCGCATCTCCGCGGTGCGCTCGAGCGCCAGCTTCGAGCTGTGCTTGGTGAAAATCTTGTCGTACTGAGACGGGATCATCTCGTACTTGCCTTCGATCCCCCGCAGCCCGGGAAGCAGAAGGTCTTTGATTGCTGAAAGATTAACAGCCATGGCCCCTGCTCCTTAGATGCCAGTGAGGGTCTTGGTCGCCACGTTGTTAAACGCGACAACGGCGTAGTTGTAGGCCCCGGAGGCGGTACCGTTGGCACCCGGGGGATTCGTGACCAGGCTCAACACCCGGAACGGCAGCGTGGCTGTCGTGGTCGGGGTGACCGTGATGTCGATGTAGGCACCCGAGATGCCGGTGGCCGTGCTCGGAGTGCCGTACGCGAACTGCACGTTGGTGCCGATGTCGGTGACGGCGAGGCCGGTCGAGGACGATCCACCGACCTGCGCCAGGAAACGGGCGTTCGGGTCGCTGCAGATGTAGCATTCGACGGTGTTGGTGCTGGCGACGTCAGCGGCGCCCCAGTAGTTGCTCCACACAGTGCGCTTCTGCGACACCGAGAGATACTTGCAGCCAACGAAAACGCCGGCGAGGATGCCGGTGCCGGGCGTGGTCGGGTAGACCGAGCCGTCCGCGTTCTGGTAAACGGGATCGCCGAAATACATCGCGGCGGTGTTGTAGGCGCAGAATGCGACCGTCTGCTCGTAAGTCGGAGCCGAGCCGGCGCCAGCGGTCTGACGAAATCCGAAAGGCGCGAAAGTGTTCGCCACGACGGTTCTCCTTTGGGGAGGCCATCGTCGCGCAGCGTGGCGACTTATGCCGGAAAATAAAGTCGGAAACCCCGCAGCGTGGGGGCTGTTGCGTCACTTACTCGCTATTTTTTGCGAGTTTGTCAAGCAGGCTCAATTTTCAGGGATCGGGATGGCCTCGTAGGACTTCTTGACGCTGACGAGCGAGGCGCCCTTGTTGTCGCGCTCGAACTGGCCGGTGTCCGCCGCCGATAGCTGCTGCTCCTTCTGCCGGACCTGCATCCGGGCGTTGCGCAGTTCGCGGTTACGCGCCTCCTCGGTGATCTCCAGCGGCCGCTCCATGAGGATCATGCCCTTGCGCTCGATCGCCGCGGCAGTCGAGTTGACCGGCATGTAGGACGGGTGCCGGTGCGCGGGCACCGCTTCCCAACCCTGCCGCGCCAGCGCGACCTGGTAGGCCGGGTCTTCCGCGCCCAGCACCGTCTTGCGCTTCCATTCGTAGCTCCATCCCGGCGGGATGATGCCCGGGTCGATGAAGAACTCGTCGTGGTTGTCCTCGTTCACCGCGCCGTGATCGCGCAATTCGGCTACGCGCCGCGCCGCGCGGGCCCGGGGGTCTTCCTCGCGCATGGGAGGCCGCACTTCCGGCCGCGCCGGCTCCTCGGCAACCGGGAGTGGCGTCGCCGCCGTCACGGGGGCGTCGTTCTCGCGCAGCGCGCGACGGCGGGAAAGGGGGGTGTCGGTCATCGCGTGTGCTCCTAGTTCAGTTTGGTCTTCTGGATGGCCTGCTTTTCCTTGGCGTATTCCTCGGGCGTCATGCCCATCAGACCGGCCATCTCGACCTCTTCGGACGATAGTCGCACGCGGTTGACGCTGTCCCCGCCCCGGCTGACGGGAGCCGCCGGCGGCGCGCTGCGCGCCTCCATCGGCCTCGCGGCGTCAGCAGTGGGATCGTCCGATGGCTCGAGTGCTCGGGTCGGCGCGGGCGGCTTGAGTATCGTCTCGACGGCGTCGAAATATCCGTCGCTGTCCGGCGCGTGACCGTCAGCGACAGCGATGTTGTGCGCCGCGATCATCTTCTGGTAGAGTCTGCCGTCCGTGGCGTATTGCGGGTTGCGGCGCACCCAGTCCGCCGAACGCGGCGTGAGCTGTGACGCCAGCGCCTCCACGGGGTCCGTGATCTGCGGACGCTGCGGCTTGGGCGCCTGCTCCATCGCGGCCTTGCCATTTTCCAACTGCAGCAGTTTGGCCGCGTTGTCGGACATAGCCACCTGGATGTCGGCCGCCGCTGCGTAATCCTGCGATTCCAGCGCGGCCTGGTAGTTGAACTTGAGCGCGTCCTTCTGCTGCTTGAGCGTCTCGATCGCGTTGACCACGAGGTTGTAGTTGCTGTCCTGCACCTCGTTCTTGGCGGCAAACTCGCTGTCCGCCAGTTCGCGAGCGCGGGCTTCCGCGGCTTGTTCGCGCGCTTTGGCATCGGCAAGCTGCGCCTTGAGGTCCGCCAGCACCTTGTCAACATCGTCCTGCGGCTTCTCGGGTTCCGCCTCCGGCGTCAGCGCGGCGTCCTGTTCGACCTCGACAGCAAGGTCTTCGTTTTCATCGGCCATGGTCTATCTCCTACCAGATAATATCGGGGTTCGGCACGGTCATCTTGGTGCTGGTGTCGTCCAGCATCCGGCACAGCACGCCGTTGACTTCGAGCGACCACCCATCGGACGGGCGGAACACGATCCAATCGTGCAGCCCGATCTGCAGTCCGTTGAACCAGCGGCCGCTGTCATCGGAGTATGCTTCGGGACCGAGCTTGACGATCAGCCCGACCTTGCCCTGGTACTTGTCCTCGGCGCGCACCGCATCGGGCAGCCAGACACCGCCCTTGGTCTTCTCCGGCCGCAGGTAGACGACGACGAGCACCTGGTTGTTGAGCACGGAACACCCGGACAAGTCCCCGATTTGCTCGAGGATGGCCGTCTTGGGGTCGCCGTCATGCACCATTTCCATGCGATACTTCTCCTAGCGTTCTGACAGGTTGCGCGTGGCGTCCTCGCACAGGTCCGCGATCAGGCGCAGCCCGGCGATTTTGCCGACGATGTAGCGGTATTCGGCGTAGTCCGGGACCGCAAGGCCCAGCACAAGGTGCTCCGTCAAGCGCGCGGCCTCGTCGGCGCACAACTTGCGGATTTCCTGCTCGAAAAGATCGTTGAACGTCATGTGTAACCCGAATAAAATCAAATACTGACGCGGAACCTATACGCCTATCTGCGGCGCTTGGCTATCTCCGTTTTTTCAAGCCGTCCTTCGCCGCTGCCCGCGCCCGCCGTGTGGTGCGCGACACGCCCACCAGCCTTGCGCGGCATCGGCGGAGGACCGGCGCCCAGACCCGGGGGCGGCATGGCCGCGCCGGGAGGGGGACCGCCCAGACCCGGAGGCGGCATGGCCGCGCCAGGAGGGGGACCGCCAACCGGGATCGGGATGCCGCCAGGCATGGCTGCGGGGGGCGGAGCCCCCGGCGGCTGGCCCTTGGGACCCGCCGAGATGATGATGTTGATGTCGGTCTTGCCGCCCGCCTTGCGTGGTACGCGGCCACCGGTGTTGCAGGCGAGGTCCGCGATCGCGCCGCCGGTGGCCCGGCCGACCCGGCCGCCCGAACACTTGGAGCAGCGGCAGCCAGCGTCGTGCTTCTTGTCCTCGGCGGAGCCTTCCCACTCCTTCATCGACATCCCGCGCGCCTTGGCGAGTTTCTTGTCCTCGCGCTTGTCCTCGGGCGAACCCTCGAACGCGCGGCCGCCACGCTTCAACCCTGCCGAGCGGGACAGCCGGGACGACGCCGGCTGGAACGCCAGCCGCTGAGTGGGCACCTCGCCGCCATCGGCCTTGCCGCCGCGCTTGCGGCCCAGCGGCACGTTGCCCATGCCGCCCATCTGGCCAAGCTGGGACTTGCCCTGCTCGCCGCCGCCCATCGCACCGCCAAACGCCTTTCTTCGGCGCTGTCCGGTTTCGCTGCGAGTGCCTGTCTCCGCCCACTCCGGCAGAGCACGGCCCTTGTGGTCGATGTCCCACTTGCCGCTCTTGCGGTATTGAACGTGCTCCTGGCCGCCGGTTCCGAGCGACCTGGTCTTGGTCACCGTCTGGTCGTTGCCGGGATCGCGCCGATAAGACGATCCACCAACTCCAGTGAGGCGCCCCTTGCCCAATGTAGCGCTCATCATCTGCGGGTCGATGCCCCCAGCCTTGCCGCCCGCAGCACGCTCGACCGTACCGCCGGTCTTCATCCCGCCGACGTGCTTCTTGCCCTCGCGCGCCTCGTTGGCTTTCTTGACGTCGCGGTTGACGATGACGTCTGCCAGGCCCTCGAGATCGCCGCCCTTGCGCGGCTTCTTGCCGGCGTGCTTGGGCGCGTCCTCGCCGGAGACCTTGCCGCCGGACCTGTAAGCCCGGCGCGACAGCGGCCGCATCCCGGTCTTGGCCTCGCTGCCAAGGACCTCCTCGGGGCCGTAGTCGGAAGCGTCCACCTTGCCGGTCTCTTGCGTGGTGAGGCGGTGGGCCTTGGCCCGCATTGCGCGCCGAAGTGCGCGAGACTGTTCCGACATACAGGACTCCTGTCTTACCGAGTTACCGGCGAATGCGGGATTTCTACACGGTTAGGCCCCGGCGCGCAAGAATCACTCCTCGCCGGTGCCCAGCGTGCTCCTGGCCAGCTTGTTGGCCTCTATCTCGGCGCGGCGCATCCCGGTCTCGGCCTCGTGCCGGGTGTGATCCAGGTCCATCTTGTCGCCGTGGACCAGGACCTCCTTGGCGAGCCCGAGCAGCGCGATGCGCTCGTCACTGGTGCGGTCGAGATCGCGGTTCTTGTCGTCCACCTCGTGCCGCTGCGCCGACAACTCGGCCTGCCGCTGCTTGGTCCGCGCGTCGAGCAAGTCGGCCTGCGCCTTCATCATGTTGGCGCGGCCAAGCCCCTCGTTCTGCGCGGCGCCGGCCTGCGCCTCCTGCTGAATCTGTCCGGCCTTGGCCCGCGCCTCGGTCATGCGCGCCTGCGCCTCAAGGGTCTTGGCGTCGGCTCCCTGCTTCTTGATGGCCATCTCGGCGATGACCTTCTGCACCTCGGGCGGCGGCGCGTTCTGCTTGTCCGCCGGGATGAGGAACTGCTGCGGGTTGTTCCAGCCGATGGCCATCAGCGCCGCGGTGTCGACCGCGATCGGATTGTACATGGACGGGTTGGCGGCCTCGAGTTGCTTGAGCGCCATGACCTTCATCACCCGCTGGCTGTGCGAGGCGGTGTTGGGGTCGGCCTGTGGCACCAGCGAGCAGTTGCTGACGGCCTGCTGGAACAGGCCGCCGTCCCACATCACCGAGCAGCGGTTGTTGCGCGCCCAGAACGTCTCGGGGTGCTCGGAAAAGCACTCGGCGAGCAACTGGAACTCCTCGGCCTGCGACGAATGCATCCGCTTGTGGACCGCGTTGAGCACCTTGGTCGCCTGCTCGATCATGGCCAGCGTGGTGCCGACTGGGGCGTCGGCGCGGCCCTCGCCAACCTGCAACTCGGACGTGCCGCCGACACGCATCCCGGTCTCGGCCATGTTCTGCACGAGTTGCATCAGCGCCTGCGACGGCTGCTGGTATGGCAGCGGCATGACCGCTTGCGAGATGGGCAGACCGCCGGTCTTGACGGTCGCGCCGCCGCCGGGCGGCACGCGGAAGATGTTGGTGTTCTGCCGGCCGCCGGTGTCGGCCATCAGGAAGCCGGGGAAGTTGGCGTACATGCCGGCGTCGAGCAACTCGCGCCAGGCCGCCGTCACGGCGTTGGTGGTGTTGCCGAGGATGTGCAGCAGGCCGATGTCATAGAAGCCGAAGCCGGGCACGAAAGTGTACTTGACGAAGTTCTTGCGCGCGATGGGCAGGTCCTGCGTGTCCTCGTTGTAATTGCGCACGACGGACAGCACCTCGCGCGACGACACGTCGAGGGTGACGCGGTAAGGTACCGGCAGCCCCGTGACCTTGCCCTTGTGGCGGTGCTCGTAGCCCTTGATGTCGAGCTCGCAGTAACACTCGTAGACCTCGTAGTCGCGATCGTCCGGGTTGAGCGACACGGTCTGCGAGATGCCCTCGATGCTGCGCTGCTCCTCCTTGACCCCGTCGTCCTTGGGAGCCGACGGCGTGCCCAGCGGCACGTCGCGGTAGACCCCGAGAATCTGGAAGCGCTTGATCAGCGAGGGCTTCATCATCGAGCGGTGCGTGACGCGCCGCGCGTTGGCGAGGTCGGTGGCGTCCTCGCTGACGATCAGGTCATTGGCGTCGACCGTCTCGGACACCGGCCGGCCCCGGATGGGGCAAAAATAGACCTTCTTGAAAGCCGTGCCGCCGAACCCGAGCGACAGGAACATCCGATCGGTGTCGGGATAATACTCGGTCGCCACGGTCGTCAGATAGTGGTTGAAGTCCTTCTCGTAGGCGTTGGCCAGCAGGTCGAGGTCCATGCCGTCCATGGACTTGTCGACGCGCACCTTGACCGGGCCGTCGGTCGGCAGCATCTCGCTGCGGGCATTGGCCTGGAACCGCAGCACCGCCTCTTGCAGCAGCGGATGGCGCACCTTGGACATGCCCTCGACCGGCGCTCCGTCGGAGCCGCCAGACAGTCCGGGCACCTCGATCTTGAAGCCGAGCAGCCGCAGGCCGGCCTTGCGGTTCTCGATCCACTCCTGCCGCGATGTCAGGTCGTCCTCGACGCCGCGCAACAGGTCCCCGGCGATCCGCATCAACTCGTCCGGCTCGATGCGCTCGGCCAGGTTGCCGAACCAGCCGCCCGGCGCCTCGGCCGCCCGCTCGATCGGCTGGCCGTCGAGCGACACGGTAATGGATCCGTCGCCGTGGGCGATCTTGAGGATGTTGCCGCGCTCGTCGATCTCGGGGATGTCCGCCGAGCCGCTGTCGTCGACCTCGACCATCACCTCGGCGGGGGCGTCGGCACCCTCAGGCCCCGGCTGGCGGATGTTCATGGGCGCGAGGCCCGGGGCTGTTGCCATTGTCAGTCCTCGTTGTCGTTGCCGGGGAAGCCCTCCATGTCGTCGACAAAGAAGCGCAGCCCGGTCATCGCCGCAGAATTATCATCTGCCGCCGGCAAAGTATAGACGCGCGTCTGCGCGTGCGGCGGCTCGCCGGTGACGGTCACGGTGAACAGCCCGCGCCCGACCGCGTCGACCACCGCGGTGGCGCGGACCCGGCCGTCGTGGCCGCTCATGCCGGGTAGAGCGGCGCGGAGCCGCCTCCTGGGTACGTCATCATCGCTCCGATCTCCTCTATGCGCTCGGCGCCGCGCACCAGCAGCCCGAGATCGCGCAAGTGGCGCACGGCCTGGCTGACGGTGTCGACAAGGTCGTCGTGCTTGCCCTTGGGGAACTGCCCGACCTGCGTAATGACCATGTCCGCCCAGGTCTTGTCGGGCGCATGGATCATGCCTTCCGAAAAAAGGTGCTGCACCGAGTACAGCCGCGACAGCTTGTCCATCGACTTGGGATCGGACAGTTGCACCGCGAAGTTCTCGTGGCTGTAGAGCCTGCGCATCTCCTGCGCGACCGAGATGCCCGACGCCTTGTTCTCGACCAGCAGCTTGTCGACCTTGAGCAGCTTGCAGGTCCGCGCGACCTGCTCGATCAGCGCGTGGAACTCCAACCGCTCCTGCCAGGCGTGCATCAGCATCAGCTTGGGCGCGCCCTCGTTGTAGGGCCTGTCCTGGTACATGGGCCTGCCGTCGGCGTCGAGCGTGCGCGCCGCGACCGCGCGCTCGTCGTCGCTGAACACACCCCACACGGTCATGGCCGAGAAGTCGTTGGTCTGCTTCTCGGTGTAAGCCGTGTCGAGCGACGCGAGGATGTAGTCCATCGGGGGGAAGCTGTCGCGCTCCCACAGGCGCCACCAGTCGCGCTTGATGACGCCGCCGCCGGCGGGCTCCGGCCGCTGCTCGAGTTGCCCGGCTGCCGCGAAGGGGCCCAGCGCGCGCTCCAGCCGGGTGACCTCGGCCTCTCCGAAGCGCTCCGGCCACAACAACTCCCCCTCGTTCTGCCGGGGGTCCTCCCAGCCGATGCTGGTGATGAAAGAGCGCTCGCGCTCGTAGTGCATCGGCAGGATCAACTGGCACCAGTCGTCGCTCTCCTTCTCCTGGATGTAGCCTGTCAGGTCGTCCTCGGCGAGGCGCTGCTGGATGATGATGAACGCGCCGGTCTTCTGGTCGTTGAGACGGGTGCTCATGGTGCCGGTCCACCACTCGATGGTGGCGTGGATGTTGGCTTCCGAGAACGCCTCGTTGGCGGCGTTGGGGTCGTCGACCACGATGATGTCGCCGCCCTCGCCGGTCACCGCCGCGCCCACCGACGTAATCAGCCGCTCGCCGCCGTGGTCGTTGCCGAAGCGCGACTTGGTGTTCTGGTCGGTGTTGAGGCTGAACCGATCGCCCCACAGTCCCCTGTACCATGGCGACTCGATCAGCCGCCGGCACTTGACGCTGTCCCTGAGCACAAGCTGGTTGGCGTAGGACGCCATGAGGAACTGCACCCCGGGGCCCGACGACACCGTCTTGTCCGGCTGCGCCCAGGTCCACGCCGGGAAGGCCACCGAGCACAGCGACGACTTGGCGCAGCGCGGCGGGATGTTGATCAGCAACCGGCGTATCTCGCCGTCGACCACAGCCTGCAAGTGCTCGGCCACGGCCTCGACCGGCCAGCCGTCCTTCCACGGCGCACTGTCTATGTACCGCCAGGCGTTCTTCAAAAAATAGTAGAGACTGTCCTCGTTATCCGCGCGCTCGAGGTCGCGCAGGGCCGCGGAGGCGTCGACCATGCGGCCGTCGATCTCGATCAGGCTCACAGGATGCCGTCCACCCCGGCGTCCTCCGGCTCGATCTCGATCAGGCTCACAGGATGCCGTCCACCCCGGCGTCCTCCGGCTCGATCCCGTCATACTCGGCCTCGTCGCCATCGACCTCGTCGTACTCGGCGTCGACCACGCGTCCGTCGATCAGCGCGTCGGGCTGCTTCATCAACGCCGCGGCGAGCAGCGCCCGCAGGTCCCCGCGCTGCTCGTCCGTCAGCGCCCTCGCGTCGATCACGTTCTGCTGCACCTCGACCTTGCCCTTGAGGTCGATCTCTGTGCGCTCAGCCCAGCCGAACCGGCGCGACAGCACGTACTTCGCCGCCTCGACCATGCGCCTGTCGCCCTTGTCCAGCGCCACGCTCACCATGTTCGACGCGATCTGGGCCTGCAGCACGGCCGCGCCCATTTCCAGTTCGGCCTTGTAATTGCGGTTCAGGTTCGCGACCGAGATGCCCGCAAGGTAGGCGATCTGCCCCGGATCCAGCCCCAGCCCCACCGCCCGCTCCACCGCGGCGCGAAGCTCGGGCGTCGGGATATGCTTGTTGGGCTGTACCCCGCCGCGCGGTTTGCCTAGCCGGTGCGCCAGGATTGGCGCCAGTTCGCTGTCCAGCGGGTTCGACGGATGCGCCGGCGTGCCGTCGTTTACCGACCGCCGCAGTCCCTTCGGCGTCTTCGGCACGCGGCGCGCGGCGCTCTTTACCGGTGGCCTGACAATCTTTTCGGGCCGGTAGACGTAGGCTTCTACAGGTGTCGGGTCCGAGGGGGGCATGGCGCGAGGTCCTGTCGGTAAAATCGGTTCTGTAATTTTTTGCGAGTATATGGGGGGCTTTGCTTTTTGTCCATGGGGGTGGGGGTGCCCGGGCGCTTTCAGGTAAAAAACTGCGTGGTTTACAACAGAAAGCCGAACCGGTCTGAAACGGAAAGCCGAACCGGTCTTAAACGGAAAGCTATGTGGTTGTGGCAGACACACCCCCTGCCCCTACCTGTTCGTTATCACACAGGGGGGTATGGCGGGGGGGCAAAAACCTGCCAGCCGGCGAGCCCCGCGCGGGGCGCGGGGCGCGGGGCGCGGGGCGCGGGGCACCCTAGATCAATTCTGCTCCAGAAGGCTTAGAGCCAGC